CCAAGTACGCCGAGCGCCTTGGCACCGAACATGGCAAACGGGGAAGCGTTGAGGGGTCTGCCGATTCAGATGGGAAACTCGGACCACCAATATCCCTGGATCGGTTAACCGGCGACAAGGGCGGCTTGCAGAAGGATGTGCGCGGCAGATTCGGCAAGCTGGGAACGGATCTCCGGCCAGCTGGGAAACTGTATGACCTCAAGAGCCTTGTGGAGAATCCCGCGCAGATCGCGGACTTCGCGAAACGATTGGGGTTTGAGGTAGAGCTGTTCAGCTTCACGAGCGACCCAAGTAAGGGCGTCGAGTTCCGCCTACCGAAGCTCGGCAAGAACGGCTACACGGGCGGCAAGCTGTGGCTCTACGATCCGCGCGTCGGCGCGGCTTCGTTCCATGACGCTGACTACACGCGCGCGTGGAGAACCAGTCACGAGCTGGGACACGCACTGACAGAGCACTTCATGCAGGCGAAGTACGGAGACAGCTTCCGCTACGGTCGGCTCGGGCAGACCATGCAGGTCGAGCGCGGTGGCGCTGGCAAGCAGAAGATGGTCAACCAACGTCCGCTCACGCTGGCAGAAGCTCAGCGCGCCGTGGAGTGGGAGGACGTCGCGTTCCGCATGCAGCGCGCGGTCCTGGAAAAGAACGGCGTGTCGATCCCAGACCAGGACTTCGCGCGTGAGTACAACACGAATATCTCTGACGCGGTGTACCGCGTTCTGACCGGCGACTTCACTGACATGGACGGTCTGACGCCATCTGACAAACTACCGGACCTGCAGGGCGTACTGCAGCTCCTAGAGGACGCCGAAGGAACACTCGCTAAGTCCCAGGGGCGAGAGCCTACTTCTGGGATAAACCTAGACAGCTGGCAGCCAATATCTGATGCGGACATTAAAGCGGCCCTGGAGAACCGGATGTCTGGCGGATCGACCGTCAAGTTCGCCTCGCGCCCAGGCGAGGACTACGACTACAACGTCGTGGCTCACACCAAGGCAGGCGACGAGGTAGAAGGTCCACACAGCGAGCTAACATTCGGCTCAAACGAGGATGCACATGACTACGTCGATAACACCGAGCTACCACCAGGGGCCAGTCACTTTGTGGTTGCCCCTATCAGTAGAAACCCGTTCCGAAACACCCCGCGAGCAAAGGACGGTAAGGCACCATCCTCCGCAATGCGTGCGGAGCTTGAATCCAAGTATCCCGAGATACCAGGATCTATCGGGGAGAGATTGGTCAACGGTAACGTCATGGTCGGGGTCGTCTCTGATCCCTACGATGGTGGAACCATGTACGTGTCAAGCGTGCGCTCCATATACCCTGGCGAAGGAGCCGGGACAAAAGCAATGGCCGACATCGTCGGCCTGGCTGACAAGCACGGTGTTGCCCTTGAGTTGAATGCAGTCCCGATGGATCGCAACGGCATCCGCTTCGAGCCGCTGGTTCGCTGGTACGAGAGCCTGGGGTTCAAAGAAGTCGATGACGGCTCCACGCGCGACAGCATGCTCATGCGCCGAGAGCCATTAGACACAACAAAGTTTGCGGTAACTCCGTTTGCCACAAACGCCGGTAAAGGACTATCTGACGAAAAGTCCGCTGAGGTACTAAAGCATGCGCAGGCCATGTTCCCTACCGCACAACATCACCTTGCGAAGTCCATAGAGGACACACCGCACGCTGTTCAGGCTGAGGCAGGGCTTCGAGGTCTCACAGACAAGATCATGGCAGCCTATGTGCGCGAGCCGGACGGCACCCACATCTACATGATTCAGAACAACATGACGAGCGTCGAGGAAGCGCTGGACACCCTGGTGCAGGAGAACGTCGGTCACGACGGTATCGCTCGCACGTTCGGCGCTGACGTCGGCAACCTCATGGACGGCTTCCTGCGCAACGGCTCCTTGATGCCGTCAATTTTGCGCATGGCTGCCCGCGAAGGAATTAACCTTCAGGGCGCAATGGACCCGGTGACGCGCATGGAAGCTCTACGCGCCGCCGCTGAAGAGTGGCTGGCTCACGGCGCTGGCTCAGAGTTGCGTGGCGCTGCGACCCCAACAGGCTTGCGAGGAGCTGTCGGCAGCGTCATCTCCAGGGTCAAGGTGTGGGCCGCATCCAAAGGCTTACCGATCACGCTGGACCGCGACGACGCGCTGACCGCCCTGCGCCGCGCGCACGACTACGTGAAGAACGGAAGCTGGGCGCATCGCGTATCTGAGGCTCGTGACGCCAAGGAAGCCGCGAGCGTGAAGTTCGCCGTGGTGCCGCCAGATGCCGAGTCCATCAAGCGCCAGAACGCCAAGATGGGTGAGCAGCCAAAAGGACCGAACACCGAAGGCTACAAAACCCGCATGACGCGCACCATGAACGATGTGCGCTCCAAATGGCTGATCGACAGCGCCGACCAGCTGTACCGCATCAAGCAGTACGAAGAGGACGGCAAGGTTCCACCGGCAGAGAGCGGCTACATCTCCGCGCGCCTGTCTACCAACGTCATGCCGCAGATCCGTACCCTGATGGAGTGGGGCGGAATCAAGTGGACGGCCACCGCTGGCTTCGACCCTGACAAGTCGATGGCTCCAGATATCGATACGAGCGTGAAACCCCTCAACCAGATCCACGCGCCGCTCGGTAACGATCCGCAGATGCTGCGCAACTTCGAGTGGTATCAGTACGGGCTGCGCTCGAACGACCTGATGAAGGAAGGCCGTGAGAACTCTCTGACGCAGGAAGACATCGCGGACGCGCTGTCGATGGCTGTGAGGTATCCGCACTTCGTGCAGATGCAGAAGGACGTCGCCAAGCTCAACAAGAATGTCCTGGACTTCGCTCAGGCTGCTGGAATCATCGACGGTGAGACTCGCCCGATGTGGGAGTCCGAGAACTACACGCCCCTGTACAGGGTGGCAGAAGATACCAATGTCGGCCCGTTCGCATCCGGCGCGCTCGGCAGCGTCAAGAACCCGATCACGCGCCTGAAGGGTGGCACCCAGAACGTCAGGGACATCACCGGCAATATGGTGCAGAACTGGAAGGCGCTCATCAGCGCGGCTACCAAGGCGCACGCGGCGCGAGTCGCCATCGACAATATCACTCCGCACGGTCTCGCGATTCGTCAGCCCGACATCGTGGACGCTGTCATGTCGCCCGAAGGTATCAACGCTGCTCTTGAGAAGATGGGCGTAGAGCCTGTTGGCGCATCCTCGATGGCTGGCGTCCGGCAGCTGCTCAGCATGCATCAGGCTTCCAGAGGAGATGACACGATCACAATCTGGCGCAACGGCAAGAAAGAGATCCATAAGCTGTTCGACCCAATGCTGGCCCAATCGTTCGCCGCGCTCAAGAATAGCCCGCTGGCGTCCCTCTCGCAGGTCCGTGGGCTCAAGACAGCTATGGGGCTCTTCGGTGGAGCGAAGCGTGGGCTCACCGCAGCTATCGTGCACACGCCGGTATTCTGGCTGCGCACCCTGTACAAGGACAACATCAACGCCTGGGTCGTCTCGCGCGGCATCATGCCGGTGACCCCTATCGTCAGCGCGATCACTGGAACCATCAAGGCTGTGACAGCAAGCGATTCGTTCCGCAGGATGTCTGCCGCTGGCGCATCTTTCAACCAGGGACGCAATGACCCGTCCGACCTGAATGTTGGGCGCAAGAAGTACCTGACCAAGTCCTCGTGGGTCGGTCGGCAGTGGCAGAACTACCTGAACCTCACATCGAGTTCGGAGAACGCCAGCCGCGTCACCGTCTACGAGAAGACCCTCAAGACTACGGCCAGCCACAAGCTCGCGGCCTTCGAGGCGCGCGACATCATGGACTACGCTATGCGCGGAGCCTCACCGCTCGTGCACGCGATAGTTGAGACCGTGCCGTTCTGGGGCGCGCACTCACAGGGCATGTACAAGACAGGGCGCTCGATGGTCAGCAACTCTGGAGCCTACGCGCCGACTATCGGCAAGAAGATTGTTGCGCGAACTGTCCTGCACTCGCTCGATGCTGCGTATGCAGCTACCCTGATCAAGGGTGGCGCGATTGCGTTCCTTGCTTCCGCTGCGCTGTTCCATAACCTCAACAACCCGGCGTACCAAGAGCTGCCGGATCTGCAGCGCGAGACATCGTTCAACGTGTACATCGGAGACCACAGGTTCCATGTGCCGAAGCAATTCGAGAGCGGCCAGATATTTGGTACATTCCCTGAAGCTATAGCGACAGCAGCCTTATCGAGCAACAAAGGAACCATCGCAAAAGAGCAGGCGCTCTTTATGTTTCATTCTGTGATGAACGGGCTCAACCTGAACCCTACTCCGCAGCTGGTGAAGCCGTTGGCTGAAGTGTACGGCAACAGCGACTGGACCAACAACGGAAACCCAATCCTCACATCGTTCGACCAAGAGCTGGCACCAAGTGAACAGGTAGGCCCTCGCACGAGCCCGACTATCACCGCTATCGCTCGCCACATGCCGTTCGGCGGATGGATGCAGAGCCCGAAGCAGCTGGACTTCCTGGTGCGTGCGTACAGCGGTATGCTCGGAAACTACGTGCTGCAGACTACAGACATAATGATGCGTGCCGCACATATGGCACCAAAGTCAACTGACAGCATTTGGAGGCAGCTCCCTGTCATCGGGAGCTTGATACCTGGACAGGAAGGTGAGCCGCACACGACGCGATCACTGCAGGAACTGAACCGCGTGATGAAGGCAGCCGCGCCGATTGAGGCCACCATACGTGAGCTTGAGGCACAGCACGACGAAGAGGCTCAGCAGCGAGCGCAGGCCATGCAGGATGCTGACCCATCGGAATGGGTTGCAGAGCAATCAATGGGACCAGTAGCGAAGCAGATTCACGCGTCTCAGAAGATGCAGCGCCAGATCATGGCTGATCCAGACATGTCTGCCGCAGAGAAGAAAGAATCTGTGGACGAACTACAGAAAGGCATCAACGAGTCCGCGCACGAAACCTACGAGTACCGCCCTGGTGGTATCGAAAACAAGAAAGTCATGCTCGAACTCAGTAAGGCCACAACGATGAACGACAAGGCGGCAATCCTGCGCGCCAACGACATGCCGCACACCGCGAGCCTGTTCGCTCAGCTTAGTAAACGAATGCCCGCATCCGTTCGGGCCGCAATTGAAGAGGTAGCGTGATGGATTTCGATTTCAACAGTTTGACAACTAAGGGCTGGATGGTCGCGGTAACGGTTGTGGCATGGCTGGGCCGTGGGCACATTCAGGCTGACAAGGAGAACCATCTCGCAACCATCACACGCTTGACTGCGCTTGAAACCACGCAGGCCACTCGGTCTGACGTGTCCAGGCTGTATGATAAAATCGAAGTGGTTGGCGAGCAGATGCACGCCAGTCACCGTGAGATCATGACACTCATGCTTGCATCGAAGGACGACGCCAGGACTGAGGCTAAGGATGTGAGGGTAGCTCTGAGCACCGAAAAAGACGCAGTTCGCAAACGACTAGAGGATACACATTTATGATAGACCCGAACCTGCTGCCGCTCATTGAAGCCATAGGCACCTGCGCCACAGCCATCATCGGCTGCGTTGCTGTGATCATCGGCTTACACAATAAGAGGTCACTCACTGGACAAGACCAGGTGCTCGCAGAGATCCACGTCAGCACGAACAGCAGGCTCGATAAGATGTTTTCCCTACTGAAAGAGGAGCGCACGGCTGCAGAGGATATCGCTGACCACGCGCGTGAGGCTGCCGTCACCGCGTCATCCAAGGCTACCCGTGATATTGCAGACGCCACCCAGTCTGCGTCAGATCGAGCCGCAGGTCATGCCTTGAATGCGCAGAAGACAGAGAACAAGTAATGGACATGAACCTTGACCAGTTCATCGACATCATCCCCCTGGCGGATGACAACTGGTTTCTAGCGGTCCTCGGCATGTGCGACCTCGACCCCTGGGGTATCAACACACGCCTGCGCATCGCCGGGTTCCTGGGACAGACGTGCTATGAGTCAACCCAGTTCACAGACTTTGAGGAGAATCTCAGTTATTCCCCTCAAGACCTGATGCGAGTGTGGCCCAACCGTTTCCCGACCCTGGACAAGACCACGGGGTACGCTTACAACCCACCGGCGCTTGCCTACCTCGTGTACGGCAACAGGATGGGGAACTCATCCTCCGGCGACGGCTACCTCTACCACGGGCGCGGTCCCATCCAGATTACCGGCAGGGCCGAGTACGGGCTCTGTGGCAGGGCGCTCGCCTTGGACCTGCTGTCCTCACCCGAGTTACTCCTCCAAACCGCTCCTGGGGCTTCCAGTGCGGCTTGGTTCTGGTCGGCTCATGGCTGTAACGAGCTGGCAGACGCCCAGGACTGGCAGGGAGTCACCCGGCGCATCAACGGCGGGCTGGACGGACTAGCTCTACGGACGAGCTGGATCTTGAAATTCCTCGAATGCGTGGGTGGCCCATGACAGGCTTAAGCATCACAGCAACAGCTACCGCGCCGCCTGCGTCTGCTGTACCGACGCCCGCGCCGGTAGCCAAGACCCCTGACATCCCAGGTAAGGTCAAATGGATGCATTGGTCGGAGGTTATAGACTCTCTGCGGATCGTGCCCAGGCTGATCATAGTTCCTATGTTCGTCTGGTCGGCGTGGAAGCTGGGGGTCATGTTACACTGGTACATGGTGCTGCAGCCAGCGGAGCGCACCGGAAACGTCACTGCGTTTGCAGGCGTCATCACTGCCCCGATATGCACTGTCTTAGGCTACGCCTTCAAAGTGTACATTGGCGGCGGGAGAAACTGGGACCAAGCTCCATGTGATCCGAGCAAAGATGATGACGATCAGAGCCAGGGTGGCGACAGGGATCGAGTGGATAACGTCGAATCAAGAGACAGGGGGCTGTAAAATGTGGGCAACAATTCTTAAGTTCTTCGGTGGCTCCTACGTCACGATGGCGTTAGTCGCAGCGCTTGCGGGACTACTTCTGACTGCCTACGTGCAGCACAAAACAAATCACGCGCTGTCGATGGAAGTGACCGCCATAAAATCGCAGCTATCCACAGCTCAAGATGCGAACCGAACTGACGAGAGATCGATTCTCGAAATACAAGCAGGTCTGGCAACCTGCACTCAGCAATTTGCTGCTGCAGGAGTCGCGTCTGCTCAAGCCGCCACTGAAGCAGAGCAGACTCGGACCCGCCTGACTCAGGGTCTTGCGGTGTCTCGTTCAGCTCTAAAGTCTTTTCAAGGAAAACCATCAGATGCACCACTTCTTACAATCGACCTTAATTCTCAGTATCCTGACGTTGCTAGCGTCCTGCGCAGCGCCGACGCAAATCGTTAAGACGAATACGGTCACGATCCCGAAGCTGGTCCTGGTTCCCCTGGACCCGGCCTTAACCGCACCTTGCGACACCGTTGAGCCATTGCCTACTACTGGGCCGATGATGCTTCCCGGTGTGTTTGACTGGGCTGTTTCATCTCATGAAGCTCTGGTAGAGTGTGACGGTCGGATGGCGAAGATTCGCTCTCTGCAGCAGACTCCTCCTGGTAAAACGAATCCCGCCACGCATTAGTCTCCTGCAGCTGGTCACCTGTGGCAGCGCACATGCACTTCTCCTGGAACTGCGTGAGCGTACCCTTGAAGTGAACGGCGTCCATACAATGCTGGATGTTGACTGAGGACACGACCTGCTGCCTGATCCAGGAATCAGCTTCCTTTCCCAGGGATATCCCAACCGCTATCTGCCTGCCCGTCATTCGATTCCACTTGTGGTAGTCGAGCAGGGACCGCATCAACACGGCGCAGCACAGTTTTTGCCAGCGATGGATTATCTCTTCGCCTACTGGAACCTTCTCGTGCTTCATAACCTACGATCTCCGTGCTACGTGGTGGGAGGATTTCTTTGAGGGCTGCGGGCTCTCGTCCAAAGGACGGCTCGGTTCGCTCTTCAAACCCGACAGCAGGAAAGAGACAGACTCGTCGCTTAATTGCATCAGCCTGGAATCCAGCCGTGCAATCGTGGCAATAATTGGGTTCTCGCGGGAAGACGTCGCGCGCCGGGACAGGGGCGAGCTTATTCTGGGCAAGCCACCGCCGATATTGACTAAGAGTCTCAAAGCAGGGAGGATGCTCTCCCGCTCGGTGGCGCGTGACAGATTCCTGAGCACTGCGGCCAGAATTGGCGATGTACGTCTTGCGGTCATGCTGGGGATTCATTGGTAGCCACTGGGGTTTTCATATTTTCTTCTTCTCTCTCTAGCCTGTAAATTTCTGCCACTGCACGACTGAACTCGACCGGATCTCTGTACTCCCATAGAGGGAGCGACCTGATCTTAGCACGAAGGTCAGCAGTCATGGCACCGACGATGATCCAGCGCGTAATGTTCATAGATCGAGCAGTACGAAGCTGGCTGCGTCGAAGTCATTGACCAGGGAGCTGGTGTCAGACATATCCAGCGTGTCTCCGATCCTGGCATTCGTCATGATCTCGGTGATATCCCCGAGCTTCTCGCTGATGACGCGCGCGGCCACGCAGTCGTGGAACTGAACTATGAGGCCTACCTTAAGCGCGCCCTGCATGACGAGCGGCACAGCCAGGAACTGCTCTACCGGGATGGGGTGAGTGTCATGGTCCTTGAAATTGTAGCGCAGACCTATGACGCTGATCAGGCTGATAGGCACCCAGATTCCAGGAGCCCGTTTAACTGTAGCAACCCAGGTCACGCCGGACCACGCGCTGTTAAGGCGCTCGTATTTGTTCCCTGTCTTCTCGCTGAGCTTACCGAGCAGCTGAATCTGCTCGACGACGCTGAATAAAGACATGGTCGTCTCACGGCTCACCGTCAATTCGTCTGGACGCTTCTGCGGCTCGCGGCTTGCATAACCTCTCATCGTAAGTACCTCAGCGCGAACAGAGCGCCATTCTTATTGAAGACGTGATTCTTCATGGTTGGATAAGGGGACTTGATGTTCTTTATGAACCCAGGGTCACCGTCTCCCAGGTTGTCGAAGCGGTAAACGTAACTCTTTGCCCAACGGGGGAGGGAGATTTTGCGACGCGAGTCTCCGTCTTTTGGGTTGCGGTACTCAGTGTACTGCTGCCCGAAGTCAATGTATGACGCTGAGTATTTCGCGAGCGGGCACTTCCCGGCTCTGCACTGAGAGAACTCCGTGCGCAGAGGCTGGCGTTTCAGCCAGCGCTCGAACTTCAATGCGGTGGTGATCTTCTTCAAGAAATGAACTCCAGCCCTTTCTGGGCGGTGCGTTGAGAGAGCTTCCATAGCTCGTGGGAGTAGGCTTGGTACTTGGCAGCCTGCTGCATCGCGTCGTCGGCGGCGTGATGCTTGACGAATTTCTTCTTATCACCGACAGGAATCGTGGCGCGGATCTGCGACACCCCGGCGCGGTGGGCGGCGTCCGCGAACGCGCGCAGGCACTGGTGATCCCAGAACTTCCACGACTTGGACACTTCGAGGTCGAAGTATTTGATCGCCTGATCAAGGATGGCGCAGTCGAAGTCCGTACCCTGCGCAATGATCTTGCCGTCTTTCGAGCGCTCCTCGCGCACGAACATCAGGTATGCTTCCAGGAGAGGGACGAGCCCTTTGTACTGGTACACGATCTCCTGGGAGTTCGGAGACTGCAGCAGCCTGCGCGCCTCCGCTTGACCGTCCCACCATTGCAGGGTGGATGCATCGACGACTCGCTCGGCCTGAGCAGGGTCGTCCCAGGGCACCTGACCGTAGAACACCGCGACCTTACACTTGTCGATGTTCTTGTTGAAGCCGCTGTCGTCAAACGCGCAGGCCCCGATTGCGAGCACGAACGAATTCTTGTCCGTGCCCTTGGTCTCGATGTCGATGCTTATGGAGCGCATCAGAATGGCAGCTTGCCTGCCCTCGGGGCGGACTGCTTGGCAGCCGCTGTCGGCGCAGCCCTACCAGGACGCTCAGGCTCCTGACCTGAGTCTGCACCCTGGTCGTCGCTGTCTTCGCCGCGCTGACCGCCGCTACCTACGAACTGCAGGCTGAGTGCCTTGACAATCGTCTTGTAGCCTTTGCCGCCGTCCTTCTTGTCCCAGGTCTGGTAGTCGAGCGTGCCCTCGATGAAAACCTCTGAGCCCTTGAAGAGGTACTCAGCAGCGATCTCGCCGGTGCGACCCCAGGCTTCGACATTGTGCCACTGAGTCTTCTCGTGGATCTCGCCTGACCGTTTGTCCGTCCACTTCTCGCTGGTGGCGAGAGAGAACGCTGTGACGACCGTGTCGCCTACTTGGCGCTTCTCGGGATCTTTCCCGAGATGTCCGAGCAGCATGACTTTGTTGACTGACATTTAGTAGTTCCTCGATGAATCTGTTTCGACCAATTGAACACCGGCATACACGCCGTTGACCAGTACACCAGCTGTTCCGAAGTCTTTAGCCAGCTGATTGAGTCCTGACTTCTTGAATTCTATCACGGACGGTATCATTCCTGGGTTTTCAACCAGGAATTTCAGGAACGCGACAGCGTCTACCACGAGCCCTGACTTCACCTTCACGAGCCCGGTCTTCACGCCATAGGCTTCCACCAGCTCAACCTTCGCACTGACCTGGGCCGCGACCTCAACACCTGCCTGCATGATCTCTTCTGCACCTGCGATACCGATGGCGGCGGCGGCTAGAGCCAAGGCTTCGTCCTCGATACGCTTGCGTTCAGCGGCTGCCTTGATGCGCGCCTCTTCCGCGAGCACGCGCCCGTATACAACGCTCTTGGCGTTCAAATCTTCCTTGACGATGTCGAGCCGGTCTGTGTAGATTTTGAACAGCTTGTTCAGCTCGGTCGTCATGTCGCGCAGCGGCTTGCCGATGTTCATACGCAGCATGTCTGCGGACTTAATAAGGCCAGAGACTTCCTTCGCGAGCGCACCGGCGAGACCGTAGGACTGCTGGTCCTTAATCACCACACGGGTGAGCTGGTCCTCAACTTCGAGGGTGTCGATGTCGAGCTGGCGCATAATCGCGCCTAGTTCTCCAGGCTGAACCGAGCGGGCGATCTTTCCGACCGCCAGCGTTACTACCGCGAGCTGCTTGCCAGAAGCGTTCGTGGCGTTCGGATCTACAGCGTCTACGATGCGGACGGTCATGACTTCACCTTCGAGATCAGTTTGAGACGGACGTCCTTCTGGCTCCGGTCGCACCAGCTCGGGACGGACTTGGTCTTTGCTTTGACCTTGACGACGCCGCCGCAGCCAGGACACAGGTACTTTCGGATTCTCAGAAGCATTTTCTCACTCCGGTTGGGGTGGTAACTAGGCCTTTGCCGAACCGTGATCCAGAATGTAACATACTCGCGATCTTTTCGCAACCATGCAGCATCGATGTCTGCATCTCGTCGTCAGGCAGAATGGTCTCCCGAGATAGGCGCATGGCGTGCGTCGCGCGCGGATCGAAGGAACTGAACCATCCGCAGGCGGAGGACGTAATGAGCATCTGGCCCTGCACCTGGACGACATACTTTTCATTGCTCTTCAGCCCCTGCAGGAAGAGCTTCTGGTGGTTCTCTGGCTTGTAGGGGCACTTGATCTCGCCGGTGATGTCCGCGCCGACGATGGCATAGTCCGGCGTGCAGGCGAGAATCGGAACATCCGTGTGACACAGGAATCCAGGCTCGTAAGTCTTGACGTCGTGCATCAGCTCGATCAGGTTTCGCGCCTGCGTCTCGTGGTCCTTGCCCCAGGAGAGCGCCGCGCCCTGAGCCTCTGCGGGCCATGTGAAGCCATCGGCCAGCTCAGCCTCAAGATCATCCAGCATCTTGTTCTTGGCGGCTACCGTGCCGTACAGGACGGTGTACAGGCGCTTCGAGGAAGTGACCTTGCCGCGCCGGGAGTTCCACCACAGGTCAGAATAAGGCTTCACATAACCCACCGATTCAGGGGGTTTAGTGTCATTCAAGACATCAGCTGCGTATGCTTCTGCGAACTCTCTCACAGAAGCGTCAGACAGCAGATCGTGCAGGGGAACCCTCATGCAAACCACACCGTGGCGTTGCGCCCCGAGCGCGTCTTACGTACCAAGTGCCAGTCATTGATGTCAGCCAGCAGGAACAACTCTCTCACGCGAGCGGACGCTGTCTGGTGGCGCATGCCAAGTGCGATCTCGATTTCATTGCACGTCATCCCAGCATATCCGGCTTCGAGGATCGCTCGAAACACTTTTGTCCGCATCGATGCTGCAGTCCGAGCAACAGAGGCAGCAGCAGCTTTTGAGGTTGCTGCATCCTCGTGCCCCGGTACGTCTGGGTATTTCATTCCGTCACCAAGAGCTGCAGAGACTTGATAGCCACGTCGTAGATCGCGAGCACCAGAGCGTAGGCCAGATCAGGATGTTCTTTGCCGGTGTCTTTCTCCTCAACCTTCGGCGCTGGCTTCGAGTCGTTGAGCTTGGACAGATCTCCAACTGGTACGTCGGCAGCGGCAGCGAGCAGGCTCTTCAAGAGCCAGTACTGCTGGTAGTCGGCGCTGACGTTCTCGGTGGCTCCGAGCATGCAGAACTTCACTGCCTGCTTGGTGCGCGCAGTCTTCAGCTCGCGGCCCTGGCGATCAACAGCGTATGCGCCCTGAATCCAGTTCTCGCGCGTCAGGAGAGCGCGCGCCATCTGCAATTTACCAAGGTACGTGTCGGGATGACGGACCCACCGGCCATTGCGGCTGCGCCCGAGAATCGCTTCAATTTTGCTGGTGGGTATCACTTGGCACCAGACTTGACCAGGAGGGTCGCGATGCAGTCGTCCTGCTGGACGTCTGTGAGTTCATCGAAGTACTTCACGCCGAAGTAGAGCTTCACCGCATCAGGGTCGGTCTTGGTCAGTGTCACGAGTCGCTTGATCTCTGCGAGCTTGATCGACAAGACCGGGTCTGCATCCTTCGTGATCAACACACAGTCGTCGTCCTCACCGGCAGGGGCTATCCCGAGCAGGGAGTTGAACTGGTAGCGGCGCAGGTACGTGATGACCTTGCCCAGGTCTTGCGGGTCTTTCGCCGGTGTGCTGAGTGAGTCCGTGCAAACGTCTTCCATCGACTCGACGTGCACCATCTGAGTTGACACGCCAACGAACGCGACGCCGCCGTGCACCTTGGTTGCCGTGGGCTGCATGATCAGAATACCCATCTCTGTCAGTAGCGGCTTGAAAATCGCGAAGATGTCCGGCAAGCTCGCGTACATGTACTTGAACTTGACCGCGTCAGCTTCCTGGTTTTTGATGATCTGCGGGGCCTTCGCTTGAAGGCTAAGTAGAGCTTTCGCAATGTTGGGTCCGAATGCCATATCAGTTCCTTTAATTTTGCGACTTCTTGGGGGGGATGGGGACGTCTGCGGCTGACTTGCCGATGTTCGTGCCGAGCACCTGGGTCTGCCACCGCCAGTAGTCGCGCTGGACGAGAGCCTCGAATGACTCTAACGCCAGATCGTTACGACGCATGAACGAGTAGAAGAACTGCCAGGGCGACAGAAACAGCCGCGCCTGAGTGTACTCTTCGAGAGACATGGACATCAGAATCGTCAGGATCGTCATTACCTGCGGAGTGATACGGTACTGCGAGCCGTCAGCGAGAGTCTGTGTGGGGATCGACATGTCCATTGGCTACCTCAGTTCAATCATCTGACCAGATGATAGCACACTCTTCTGGAGTTAAGGTAGGTGGAAGATCATTTTTTTTCCAGGCGCGCTGGAGGTTCATCAGGACTGTGCGGAATCGCAGCTCATCCCGGCGTTCAGTTTCGGTGAGGGAATCCAGGTCAACTCTAGCCATTTGACATATCCCTCTTAGATAATTACTGGTATAGACTTCCGAATCAGACTGCAGAAAAAAAACACTTAAAGTTCGAATCCTATTCCTGATGCTATCTCTACAGTAGAGATTAGATTCGGATCGAACTGTTAGCCCTTCGTACCTTCGGTACTCCAAGAGTAGGAGGTAGAACCCTCCGTAGGTTCCCTTATCTTAACACGGTTCCTGGACTGCCGACAGCTTTTAGTTTGACAGCACACGATGCTCCGGGATATGTTATGCTCATAGGTATGTTCGAGCTACGCATCGGATTGACGCGCACCCATTGCGGTGTGGATATGACTCGCAGAACCCTAGAGGGTGGCAGGCTGGTCTACCTGACAGAATCTTGCTTGCAGTGCGGACAGAAGGACGAGAGCGTGTACTCAGGTGCGCGCCTTCTCCGATGGAAAAACCTAACCAAGGAACGTGCCAGTGAACCAGATAGAAGCTCAGTTCAAGTTACATCTGGCGCGTAATGCGCTCATGGATCAGATGAACGTCCCGACACAGCGCGTCGCTGAGTTCGAGCGCGCAGTTGAGGTCTTCACTCGAATGAGCTTTGTGCTCGCTCCCTCGGCAGACCTGATGGCACCGTACCTACTCGCTCTCGCACACGCACAGGATCTGACAAAATCGGGCTGATACCCCGGCGCGCGGTTGACCGGCTCGTGATAACTCCAACTCAAGGTCAAGCAACCCCTCGGCCCAGATTCACATGGGCCTTTTTTTATTCAAAAACTGTGGTACACTCCCCCGCATGAGCAAAAACCACCTGCATACGTTCGACTTGATCGGCGACGCCGGACTTGCGGCGATTGAAAGCGCGGTGCGGTTCAGCCTAGACCCGAGTGACCTGCCGCGCTGAGTTGCAGCACCGGGCTGCTGATGCTGCAATACTGAGGGAGCTGAGCCTATGAGAGACCGCGTACTCGATGCCATTAAACAAGCCAGTGCAGAAGTCGGCCTGCAGCTGGTGGTGAACCTGTGCATGCGCGCGCAGGAGATCCTGGACGCCGCAGACTCACCCCAGCGCTTCAACGAGTTCTGGCTTCTGTACCCACGAAAGGTCGGCAAGCCTGCCGCCGCAAACGCATGGAGACGAGCAGATGGCGATAAGCACTTCAACCTCATCCAGACCAATGTGGCATCAAGGTTGGCCTCCGAAGAGTGGAAACCTGACGCCACCGGCATGCAGTACATTTTACACCCCACGACCTACCTCAACCAGAGGCGTTGGCTCGATGCGTGTGTGCCGAAAGAAATGTCGAGGTTTGACCTGTAACGTATGAGCTACATTCAGTTTTTACTACAGCTACTGACCAAATCGCAGCACAAAATGAAAAGTAAGATGGAGAGGCCTGTATGATGCCGCGTCAACTACGTGAGGCGCTGGCTGGGCAAGTAGAAAGCATCTGCCGACAATTCCTTCCGAACGGTAGGAAGGTTGGGCACGAGTGGGTGGTCGGATCTCTAGCTGGAGAGGATGGCCAGAGTCTGAAGGTTCAGCTCGTTGGTGAGCGCCGGGGCCTCTGGAAGGACTTTGCGAACAACGAAATAGGCGGAGACCTGATTGACCTGATTCGTGAGAGTCAGGGTCTGTCTATCTCAGATGGCATCAAGGCAGCGAAGAGATACCTGGGCGTGGCCGACACACCGCTCTCATTGAAGCACGCGGAAAAGGTATACAAGAAGCCTGAGCGTCCGACGTCGCTCTCTGCTGTATCAAAACTCGACATCGCTCACCAGCTGTTGGTGAAGCGCGGACTGGAGAAGGCAATTGAACCCTACAAAATTGCGATGGCAGATGACGGCAAGACGATTGTATTTCCGTACCTTGACGCACAAGGGGAGCTGGTGCATATTGGCTACCGTGATGCGGCAACGAAAAAGTTCTGGACCAGTAAAGACACGCGGCCTTCCCTGTTCGGGTGGCAAGCGATACCTGACGACGCCACCAGTGTCGTCTTAACTGAGGGTCAACTCGATGCAATGGCAATGTGGGTTTACGGTTTTCCAGCTCTCAGTATTCCATACGGGGCAGGCAAGGGTCATCACGACTGGATCGCAACAGAGTGGGATAATCTGGAGCGTTTCGATATCCTTTACATCGCCTTCGACCAAGACGAAGCCGGACAACAGGCTGTCGGAGAAGTTATCAATCGTCTCGGACGCCATCGATGCCGCTTGGTCACGCTACCACGCAAGGATGCGAATGATTGCCTCACAGACGGCATTCCTACAGACGTTATTAGACGAGCGGTGGAGGAGGCAACAGCTCTCGATCCCGCCCAACTGAGACAGGCCGACGGATACTACGAAGAGGTTCACGATGAGTTCTACCCCAAAGACAAAGGCAATATTGGATTCGCTCCTCCGTGGCCCTGGCTGGGAAAAGGATTCCAGTTTCGATACGGTGAGACGACAGTACTGGCTGGCATCAACGGCCACGGAAAATCTGAGGGAGTTGGACATATCGCTCTCTGCGCTTTGGCTCAGGACGTTCGGACCTGCGTCGCTTCCCTTGAATTCAAGCCACGACGCTGGCTTGCTCGCATTGCTCGCCAAGCGCTCTGCACAGTGTCCCCAGAACCTAGCCGTCTACGAGCGCTCCATGACTGGTATGCTGACAGACTCTGGGTCTTCGACGTCGTTGGTAAGGCTCGCATGGAAGAAATGCTCGACGTGTTCCTGTATGCATATCGTCGCTACGGAGTTAAGTTCTTTGTCATTGACAACATGTCCAAGTGCGGACTCGATGAAGACGACTACAACGGACAGAAGAGATTCATAGAGATGGCGACAGCGTTCGGTATCGAACACAACGTCCACATGCTGATCGTCGCGCACATGCGCAAGGGCGAAGGCAAGAGCGAAGAGAAGGGCGGCAAGTGGTCCATCAAAGGGACCGGCGCGATCACGGACTTAGTTGACAACGTCATCCTGTGGTTCCGCGACAAAGGTAAAGAGCAGAAGCTCCGCGAGTACCTGAGCCCGAACCAGACGCTGCCTCCCGAGCAGATCGCGATCCTCATGGAGGAGCTGAAGAACAAGCCTGATGCAACGTGCGAGGTTCACAAGCAGCGGAACGGTGACGGCACCGAGCCCTATCAGCGCCTGTGGTTTCATACACAGTCTCACCAATTCCTGTCTGAGCGCAACGGTCAAGTCGCGAGGTACTTATGAGAAGCGCATGCACTAAGTGTGGCGGACAGAAAGGGGTAAACCGCCACAGGTCGTGGTGTGCTGCGTGCCTGAATGCCGCAGCCAAACAGTCAAGGGTGAGCTTTCCTGATGCAAATAAAGCCTCTATGAGGAAATGGCGGGAAACAGCCCGAGGCCGCGCCGTCAGCCTGATTAAGTATTGCGGTCGCAGGCATGACCTCGTGACTATTAATGTTGAGTGGGTGTTGCGAAAGATTTTAGCCGGACACTGTGAGTTATCCGGTTTGGCTTTTGATCTTCATGCACGCGGCGGGCGCTCTCCGTATACTCCAAGTCTGGATAGAAAAATTGCAGAGCTTGGATACACTCCTGAAAACACCAGGGTGGTGGTGTGGTGCGTTAATGCGGCGCTCGGTACGTGGGGCGACGACACTCTTAAGGTTGTGGTGGAGGCTCTTCATGGAAAACTCTAGGATTGTCGCGTGGAGCGGGGAGGTTGAATTTGACGGCGCATCATGGGGCGACCGAAATGGCTGGCGAGTTAGGTTTCGCTTAATCCAACTTCCCGGTAGCGCAGAGAAGGCAAATCCTTTTAAACAGTACACCAAAAGATCCGGCGACAGAGCAGGCACAATGTTCGTTGTGTCAGCTCACCCGGTGGCTTTCGGAAAGCCATATGAGGGAGATGTCATGCTTGCTGCTTGGGGAGACTCGACTCGCGGGTGGGTTGTGTCGTTTGAGTTCCCTGAGGAGCCAGTAGCGTTTGCGGGGTGTTTGCGACGGACATCTGATCGTGCTGGGACTCGCTACATGGTAGCGGCAGTTGAGCTGGATCATGACAATACCGTTATCAACCAGGAGCGCCGAGAGAAGGTAGAGCGGGACATGACTGCGGGCCGCAAGGCCGACAAGAAGCTGAGCGGCACCGCAGCTATCCTCGGCAAGAACCCCCAGTTTTGGGAATGGTTGCGCGAGACGATTCAGGAAGGCGGGTGGAACGAGACCACAGCCACCACATGGCTCAAGTCTCACATTGGGGTAGACAGCCGCTCGGAGCTGGACGACCCACGAAACACACTGGCTATTCAGAAATTTACTACACTCCACGCCCAATTCAGGGAGTGGACCGGAGAGACCTATGAACGTCCTTAAAGACTTTTGGAGTAGGGTGACTTGGCCCATCACATGGTATCGGCTCTTTACTCGCCGCCTGGATATCTTGGTATACAGGACAGAGACATTGGTGGACACTATAATGTCCAGATGTGCTCACGAGCATGTTGAGATCGTGGATGCTCACATCATGAACTCCCGGCGAGGTCTTGACTATGGGTACAAGTACCTGAAGGTGTTTGCTCGCTGCGACACCTGCGGCAAAGATTGGTTTCTGCAGGGTCGTACAGATGGCCTGCATTCCTCCAACCCAACTGACCCGGTGTTTTATGGCAACAGCTGAACTGAAGCGTCACTGGAGTCGGGTTGCTGCGCTGAACTGCTGCATCTCGAACCAACCGAATCCGTCCATCCATCATGTGCATGGCGGATCGATGCGCGACATCAAGCTGCACAAAGGGCTCGGGCAGAAGACTTCCGACTGGTTGGTTATACCGCTGCACCCGCGTTATCACTACGACGGACCTGACGCCATCGACGGCGGCGGGATCACGGTGCGCGAGTGGGAAGAAAAGTACGGCACCCAGCTTGAGTTCCTGGAGATGGTGTGTCGGCGGCTTGGCGTGGATGTGTTCGCGCTCGCCGGTCTCGATCACAAGGTGAGCTTCAAGTGAACAAGTACCACGTAGACGCAATCGGCGGGCTCTTCGATGAGGACCGCCTGGGAGCCATGACCCGAATCGCGGAGTGGCCCAGCGACCGGACAACGTGCAGCCGCACGCCATACTTCGAGCTGCGGATCGAGAAGCACGAGGGTGAACCCGGCGCGAACTTCGATGACATGTTCCGGCTCTTCTACGAGCAGATGGTCCTGTTCCGCAAGGCATCCCAGAAGCCTGCGACTCTGTACTGGCGCACTGGTGACAGAATCACGATTGATCTCTTTACCTGCTTCGAGCAGAACATCAAGATGTACCAGCTCCGCACGCGCATCGCCATCCCAGGATGTCACGTTGAAACTGTCCCGTTGCTTGAGGGGGTAGTTAGACTATGAGGGTTTGGACGCCAGAGCAGAAGGCACGCAAGAAGGTCATGGATGTAGAGTGGCGTCGTCTGAATCGCGCCAAGTACATAGCATACAACCAGAAGTGGTTGATGGACCATCCGTGGCTCCTCGCGTTTAATGTGTCCGTGCAGCGCGCTCGAAGCCTAGACAGGATGCCACCGTGGGCGGACCGTGGTAAGATAAAACTAGCGTATCGTTTTGCCGCCTACCTACAGCACGAGACTGGCGTGAAGATGCACGTTGACCACATAGCACCGTACTGTGGGGCAACCGTGAGCGGCCTGCATGTTCATGAGAATCTGCAGGTCATCCCAGCGTGGATGCACTATCCGAAAAGCTCCAAGGAGAAAGCAGAATGTCGATTATAGGAATAAGGGACAAGCTCGATGCAGCTCGACTCGATGATCCGAAGCTCTGGACTCCGGCTGACCTGTTGGACAAGACGAAGCAGTTGGTTGAGAAAGAAGTGCTGCGTGGCAATACTGCGCGCGTGATCGTCATGGTGTGCATCGAGAGCAAGGACGGTGAACTTCGCGATACCTACGTTGCGCAGCGCGGCATCTCTGACGACATCACGGTTATAGGCTGGATCGAAATGTTCAAGGCAGAGGCCATCGAGATGATTGACGCGGACATAGATTAAATGCGCTTCCTGTATATGCCAAAGATCACCCCGGATGTCGAGGCGGATGCTCAGGCTGCGCTCGTAGAGCACATCCGTGCTCTGGGATTCGGAAATAGGATTATGCTGATTCCGAACGGCACTCAACTTCCAGGCGACGCGAAGCACCGCGCCATGTACTCAAACTTTTTGAAGAAGCAGGGGCTGCTCCCCGGCGCGTCTGACTTGTTTTTCGCGTGGCCCATGCACGGATACCACGGAGCTTTTTTTGAGATGAAGCGCTTGAAAGGCGGACGGGTTAGTCCTGACCAGCTGGCGTTCACGATGAACATGAGAACCTACGGATACTGGGCAGACGTTTGCAGCGGACTGGCAGAGGGCGTCGACAGCTTCCAGCGCTACATGCAGGACGGGGAGTGGCTATGGTGTCCATGATCCGCAGTCGAGGCACCGGCCTTGAAGACCTGAACGAGCAGCAGCGCGCGTTCGCGGTGGAGTGGGTGAAGTCCCGCTCGCCACGCAAGGCGCTGGAAGCAGGTGGGTACTCACTGGCCGGAGAACACACTGGTAGCGCGCGCAGGGTACGCTCCCTGTGCCTGGAGTACATCGCTCAGCTTGAGGCGTCGATCAGGCGCAGCGCTCTCGTGAGTGTGTCGTCCATCCAGACATCCATCGCCGTGATGACTGATATCACGTTCAAGAATTTCATCGTCTCAGACCCTGAGACCGGCGCAAGCAGGCCGAAGAAGATGTCAGAGATTACCGACGAGGAAGCATCCGCGATCCAGGAGTTCGAGCTGAACTATATACCGGACTGGGACTGGAAGCCAGACCCCAGTAAGCCTAACGAGACGTGCCCGATGATCGCAGTGCTTGGCGAGGTCAAGCTGATCGACAAGCTCAAGGCGAAACAGATGCTTGGGAAGACCATCGGTATGTTCGCCAACACGCCGCTGCTGCCCGCTGGATCTAAGGTCGGAGACTCGGTCGGGCATGCTATGCTATCTAAGCTCCCGACTGCTGATTTAATGTTACTCGAATCGATGATGCGAAAAGCTGCAGATCTTGTATCTAAAGCTCGCGATGCGAACGCGATTCCTGTACACTCTGAAGTCCTGGTGGCGGGAGCTACGGGCATAAGGTCGGAGATTATTCCTGCAGGGTCTCCGGCAGCCCAAGCTCCCGCTCCCAGGCAACCCTCTACAGACAAGGAAACAGAATGACCAAGCGACGCGACAGGATAGAGAAGCTGGTAGCCAAAGGGAAGTCCGGCGAGGAGATCGGTCGCGCGCTGGGGATAGACGGAGGGAGTGCTCGTAGACTTATCCGTCAGGTCAAGACCGAGTCTGGTGCCAAAAAAACCACTGTCAGCCACATCATGGTGCCTGACTGTCAGATCCGCCCAGGGGTCTCTACCGACTTTTTGACCTGGGTTAGTCACTATATCGCGGACAGAAAGCCAGACGTCCTGGTGCAAATCGGGGACTTCGCGGACATGAACTCTCTCAGCTCCTACGACGTTGGCAAAAAGGCACACGAAGGCAAGAGGTACATGGCTGATATCGCGACCTCCAATCTCGCTATGGAGCGCCTGATGCAGTACGTGCCGCAGTCAACCCGTAAAGTGCTGACGCTCGGCAATCACGAGGACCGCATAGATCGAGCTGTCGAGTCCGACGCCAAGCTGGAGGGCGCACTCTCCATCAAGGATCTGAACTACGAGCAGTTCGGTTTCGAGGTCTACCCGTTCCTACAGCCGGTGGTGATCGACGGGGTCGCGTACTGTCACTACTTCCCACGGTCGGCGTCCGGCACGGTCGGGCAGACCAAGCGCGGCGCACCGAATGCTCGCGCGCAGCTGATCCGCGAGGGCCGCAGCGCGGTGAGCGGGCACCAGCAGGGGCTGGACATCGCCTGTATGCCGCTCGGTGGGGTCCTGCAGTGGGGCATCATCGCGGGCAGCGCGTACCCTCATTTCGAGAAGTACCTGAGCCCACAGGGCAACACGCACTGGCGCGGCATCCTGGTGTTCCACGAGGTGCACGAGGGCTATTTTGACCTGATGACGGTCTCTCTGAGTTACTTGAAGCGCCGGTACGGACATTTAACCTCCAAGCGCCGCAAGACCTGATATACTCCCCCTTACCTTACGGAGAAGCAAATGAAAAATTGGATCACGTACCTTGTAGCCTTAGCTCTTGGCATCGCGCTTTCAGCAGGTGCTCACGCAGAAGATAAGGCCGACCCGCTACATACGCGCGTGATGCTACTCACCGCTGCGTTCGATGACTCGAACGGCGAAGTTGTGAAATGGTTTGTCAACGGCTTTCCTGATAAGGACTCCTGCACAGAGGCCACGATTGCATTGGCGGCAACTGCCAGTCAGCAAATTGGCGAACACGCGCACATCGGTATGAGCCTGTGCTTCGGAGACGCCACGGTATACGGCGGCATCGCGCAGCCGGTCGCTGTCGCTCCTTCGCTCGTCAAGATGGACGTGATGTCGATTCCTCAAGAGGCTAAGGTCATTCCGTTCGATACGGCAGACGAGGCTGCAATCGCAGCGCTCAAGAATATTGACACTGAGTACGGCGACGTGTACGAGTGGGGCGGAGCGATTGGCAGGCTTCCAAGCGGCAAGTATGTTTATTTTCCTCCGTCCACCGAGTATGCTGGAGACAACACGTCCATGCCGCACACGGTTCCGCGTGGTGTCGACTTCGTTGCCAACTACCACACGCACCCATGCCTTACAAAGCATGACGTTGAGTTCTTCTCTCCTCCTGACTTGTTCAGCGTGATCTTTGGACACGACGAGGCTACTTTCATGGGTGACTTCTGCACAGGAAACGTGCATAAGTTTGAACTCGGTGACAAGCCTGACTTCGAGCAGATCCATAACGTGTGGATCACCAAGGGTCGCATCGTCGGACAGTTCACCGGCAAGCACAAGATGTACGAGCACTTCAATATAGAGCAAGAGTAATGCTTCCGACCACAGACAAAGATCGTAAGGCCATCCCGCTCTACACGTTCATGTTCGGCTACTTCGTCAAGGCGTGGCTGGCGGTGTGTAATGTCGCGGTGGTTGGCAACAACCAGCACAACCCCGGAGAGCAGCTGCACTGGGCGCGCGAGAAATCTACCGACCAGATGAACACCGCGTGGCGTCACCAGTTCGATTATGGCATGGGCATTAAGAAGGACACTGACGGTCAGTGGCACCTTGCCAAAGCCATCTGGCGGCTGTCGGCGCAGCTCCAGCTCGACATCGAGCAAGAGGAGCGCGAAGAGATCATCTCTGAGTTACGCGAGGACGCGGTGCGCCGGGAGATTGAGGCGGAGCTTGATTCAGCCTTGTCTCCTGAAGAGGCGTTCCTGCAGTCTATCGCCGACGTTCGGCATTCCCTCGGCGAACTCAATAAAGGCTACGCCTTGCTACCAGTGTGAGGCGCAGGGTGAGATGAATATCGCAGAGCGAATCCTTTCCCCTACACCAGGAAGAGTGCAATGACACCTAAGTTCATGACGTTCAGCAACGGGGTCACGGTAGACCTCAACTCGTTCGATACGGCAGACGAGGTTGGGATCGAGGAGCTTGCGCTGTCACTGGCGCGAGTGAATCGGTTCGCCGGTCACACGAAGAAGGGGGTCACGTACTCAGTCGCTGAGCACAGCGTGTGGGTCAGTCTCAATGTACCGTACAGGCTCGCTCTCCCGGCACTGATGCACGACATCGAGGAAGCCGTGTTCGGTGACATCCCGACACCGGCCAAGCATTTGGCACCGGCAGTCATCGAGGCTGGCGACAAGATTCGTCAGGTCATCTGGCGCTCGCACGGTGTGACCTGCACCGCCTCAGAGTGGGAGTATGTCAAGGAAGCTGATCACCTTGCGTTGATCGCAGAGGCGCGCGACCTCATGCACCCGAACATCACGCGGTTCATTCCGTTCGACCGCGACATCTACATCCCGCAAATCTTCCCAGTGATGAACGAGAACCAGATTGTGGACATCTTCCTGCAGCGCTACAACGAGCTGCGCGCATGACAACTATTGCGTACCGGGCAGGTATCCTAGCTGCGGACAGCCGCACCACAACACACACCGATGCCGGTGGTGCGCGAGTGTTCATCTGCGAGAAGCTGTTTCGGAAGTCCATCCTGGTCAACGGGGTTCAGCAAGAAGTAATCTTGGCTACTGCAGGAGAGACGTTCAGCGGGCTAGTCTTCGTTGATTGGCTTGGCTCCGGTAAAGACCCGCCAGATAATCTGATCCACGGCGATGCTGACTTTTCCGTTCTGGTGTTGCAGGCTGACGGACTCTATGAGTGGGACAAATGGTGCAGGGGGGAGAAGGTTCTCAACGAGTTCTACGCTATAGGGTCCGGCGCGAAGGCGGCGATGGGCGCGATGTATATGGGGGCTGGTGCAGCCAAGGCAGTTGAGGTATCATGTCTGATTGACCCGTACAGCGCACCGCCCATTCATACGATGAAACTCAATGCAAAGCGAAACACAACGGCTTCAGCACAACGCAAGACGGCGCGCATACGGAAAGCGACACCCGCGCCGGATAGCCCAACAGAACAAGCGATAGGCTCAGTCGAACCCTCAAAGGTTTAACGACTGCATGGTTCGTGCTCTGCACAAGAGTCGTGGAGCGCCAGAGCCAACGCGCCCACGTCCAGACTTGTGCGAGTGCTGCGGTAGAGCGCCGGACGGTATACTGAATGCGCTCAGGTACTTCGATGTTATAATAGTGAATGGCAAACCAGCCGAAGCAGCCCCGTCCGATCAAGCAGCCCGCATTTCAGGAAGTGATTCCTGCCAAGGGGGCGGCTCTTAGTAAGGCTGCACCAAAGGTGACTTATCGGCGCAAGAAAGTTTTGGACAAAACAGTGCGTTAAATGCGGAAGCTGGGATCGGTATCCTCGTAAGCCGAAAGGGGATAAGCTGGGCTCTTGTAGGCCGTGTGCGTTAAAATATGGATCTGAGCGTAGGCCGGGGCCAACACCGCGCGAGCTTGCTGGTATTCGGCGCTGGAGACTGAACAACCCACAGCGGTTGCGCGAGTATTCCGCAAATAGGACGGCAGCAAAGATGCAGCGAACTCCCGCGTTTGCTATAGGTTGGGTGACTCGGTTGTTTTACGAGGGGTGTCCCTCTGGTTTCGAGGTAGACCATATTGTACCGATGCAGGGAAAGATGGTATCAGGTCTACATGTGTCGTGGAACTTACAGTACTTGACTCCCATGCAGAATGCAGCAAAAAGCAATAGGTGGTGATGTATGCAGTCTCGTGCCAGAAAATCAATGAACATGCCGGTCGCCCCTGGCGGACCCAGTAAGGGGCCGCGCAAGAGCCTGAACCAGTTCGTCATGGGTGCCCCCAAGCAGCCTCCGAAGGCCCCCAAGGGCTTCGCTCCTGGCAGCATGCCCAAGGCACCGGCCCTCCAGGGTCTGGGCGTCCCAGCCAATCCTATCCTGTCTGGTAAGAAGATCACCCCCACAGTGAAGTCTGCCCGCCCTGGGGCGTTCAAGGCCCCCATGCCCAGCGTCTCGAACCAAGGACCGGCACTCGGCGGACCCAAGCTCGCGCGCGCGGCGGCGGCTCTCAGCACACAGAAGTCGAAGGTAAACAAGCAGCTCGGCTCAGCCGGTAATGCCCAGGGATTACAGGGAGCCACCGGAATAGCTGACGACCAAGACCCTACGTAACCCGTGGACTTCAAGACCCCGGAGATCACGTTCACCGAGATGGGCGCGGAGCTGTGCCGCAGGAACCTCCGCAGGTTCTCCAAAGACGCATGGCACGTCATCGAGAACGAAGAGCTGCAGTGGGAGCCATATCTCGATGCCCTGTGTGACCATCTGGTCTACACGTACCTGGGCGACATCAAGAATCTCATCGTATCCATCCCGCCGCGCTTCCTCAAGTCAACGCTGGTGTCCGTGCTCTGGCCGAGCTGGATCTGGGCCAACAATCCAAAGATCAAGTTCCTCACCGGCTCCTACGAAATAGGGCTCGCGACTCGCGACGCTCTGCGCATGCGAGATCTGATTCAGAGCCCCTGGTATCGTGCCCGCTTCGGCTCAGACATCATCCTGAAGCTAGACCAGAACGAGAAGAACCTGTTCGTCAACAACGCCGGTGGTCAGCGCATGGCCGTGTCGGTCGCTGGACGCTTGACTGGGTTCGGCGGCGACTACCATATCGTTGACGATCCGCACAACCTTCAGGACATCAACAGCGACGTCACCCGAGAGAAGGCAATCCGTTGGTACACCGGCCCGCTGCGCACGCGCGTCAACAATCCATCTCAGACACGCCGGGTGCTGATCGCACAGCGCTCGCACTCCCTGGATCTGACTGGTCACCTGCTGGACACAGAAGGCAAGAAGTACGTTCACCTGTGTTTACCGAACCAGTTCAAGCGGCTGACGCGCTGCACTACCAGACTCCCCACGAAGGACGGCAGCCAGGGCAGACTGATCTACATGGACCCGCGTAAGAATGACGGCGAGCTGCTGAGCCCGCACCGGCTGACTCAAGAAGCCACCGATGAGTACATGGAAGGCATGACTGAGGCCGACTACTCCGCCCAGTTCCAGCAAGACCCGACCAAGGAGGGTGGCTACATCCTCAAGCGCAATTACTGGCAGGCGTGGGTCAACCCGCCATGGGCTCCGAACCCAGGTGCTCAGGCCGAGCTGCCTGAGTTCTTTGAGAAGATCCAGCTGTACGATACGGCGTTCGAGGAGGGGGAGGAGAATGACTTCAGCGCTCGCCTGACGCTCGGCATCTTCCGATACACGCCGGAGGTAATGTCCAAGGTACGTCTGCCAGATGGTAGAATGGTCGATAGACCAATTAAGAAGCCGACCCGAAATTGTGCGATGTTGCTGGGTGCCTGGAAGGACAAAGTGTCGTTCCCGGTTCTACGAAAGCTCGCTAAGGTCTCGAATGATAAGGCAAATCCCGACTGGATTCTGATCGAGAAGAAGGCCAGCGGCCACTCGTTGATCCAGGAACTGCGTCGCGCAAACCTCCCGGTTCTGGCGGTGAAGATCGACGGGGACGGGGACAAGATCGCGCGGGCGCACACGGCCAGCCTCTCCTTGGAGAAGGGCTGCCTGTTCTACCTGCCGCAGGAGCTGTTCTCGAAGCCGGTCATTGACGAGTGCGCGAACTTTCCGAAAGGAAAGAACGACGACTGGGTCGATTGCTTGCTCATGGGTTTGATGTGGCTTCGTAAGCGCGACGGCGTACAGTTTGAGGAAGAAGCGGGAACAATCAGGCTATTCAGGCCCCGTCAAGTAAAAGGCATAGGCACAGGTTAATGGCGCTCGAAGCACAAGAACAACCCACAGAAGAAGCATCTGACATCCAGCACAATGAGGATGGCAGCGTGGAGGTTGGCGAGCCTGACCAGGACGCAGACTTCAAGAAGGAGTCGATGGCGCAGCGCAAGCATGACGCCAACCTTGCCGACGCACTGGACGAGAATCATCGCCGCCTGCTCGGCGACAAGCTGAAAGAGTATTTGGTGGTGGATGAAGGGTCGCGCCGCGATCACATGCGTCGCCTGAAGAAAGGGCTTGAAATCATAGGGCTTCAGGACATCCCGTCAGACGAGACTGTGTTCGAGGGAGCTTCTACTGTCACGCACCCGGCGCTCGCTGAGGCTATGGTGCAGTTCCAGTCGCGGTCCATCTCTGAAGTATTCCCTCCGCAGGGTCCGGTCAAGGTCGTCGCAGAAGATGACTCGGACGAGGAGCAGGAAGACCAAGCGGATCGCATCGAGACCTTCATGAACCGCCAGCTGACGAAGCTGGATAAGCAGTACTTCTGGAACGTGGACCAGATGCTGTTCTATCTGCCGTTCGCTGGGTCAGCATTCAAGAAGTGCTTCTACGACATCCAGCTAGAGATGCCCGTTGCGCGCTTCCTGCGGGTCGAAGACTTCATAGTTCCTTACGACGCCATGAGTCTTGAGGACGCGAGCCGCTACACGCACCGCTACTACATGACCGGCAACGACCTGAAGCGAGCGATTGCTGATGGAGAATTCATTGAACCCAAGAACATCTGGAGGCAGCCGTACAATGCATCGCAGTCCGCTGACGATCCTCGCATGCTGTTGGATCATTCTGACACGCGAAATGCTGTGCGTCACGAAGACGATAGCACCTATGAAATTTGCGAGATGCATATCGACTTCAACTTCGTCAACGAGTCCCAACCTATAGATCAGAAGGATACCATTACGCCGTGGGCGAAGGTGCCGACTGGTTTCTACGACAAGACAGGGCAGAAGAAAAATGAATTCGCATACCCGTACATCATTGTGTTTGAGCGCGAGTCAGGAGAAGTCCTGTCTATCCGCCGCAACTGGAAGATCGATGACGCGAAGCGCCGCAAGCGCATCTGGTTCGTCCACTATAAATATCTCCCTGGTTTTGGATTCTATGGCTTTGGATTACTCCATCTCATCGGCTCACTGGGGGCAGCGGCTGGCGGAGCTTTACGGCTTCTATTGGATGGATCACTTACGTCCTCTCTTCAGGGAGGCTTCCGCACTAAGTCTCTGTCGCAGGCGGGCGAGATTAGATACAAGGCTGGCGAGTGGGTTGATGTTGACGCATCAGCAGAAGACCTAGCGAAGGGCTTCTACACTCCGCCGTTCAAAGAGCCCACGCCTGCGTTGTTCAGTACACTGAAGTTATTGGTTGAGGGTATTCAATCGTTCTCATCGACGACTGAGGCTATGACCGGCGAATCGCCGAACACTGGCCCGGTGGGAACAACCCTCGCCATCATTGAGCAGGGCAGTAAGGTGTTCTCCGCTATCCACAAGCGCCTGCACACGAGTGCGGGTGAAGAGTTCGGCATCCTCTACACGCTGAATTCAGAGTACATGGCTGACGAGAAGTACCCGATCAAGTCGAAGCAGTTCGACGCCTTCAAGATCGGCGACGACTTCAACAACACCATCACTCACGAAATACGCCCTGTCAGTGATCCTAATATCTGGTCGAGCACGATGCGGATCGCGCAGGCACAGAGCGTACTCGGACTCATCACGTCAGACCCGAGCCTGTACTCCGAGAAGGCCAAGCGCAAAGCTCACCGCGAGATGCTCCGGGCTCTGCGCGTGCATGACGTGGATACCTACATGTCGAGCGACGCATACACTGAGCTGGACCCTGTCAGCGAGAACATGGCGATCATGGCGAACACACCGGTGCGCGCGTTCTACGATCAGCTGCACACCGCACACATCGCGATACATCAGGACTTCATGACGAAGACCATGCCTGCTCTGCCGCTTCCGCTGCAGCAGCAGTTCCAGATGATCATGGCTGCGCACGTCGCAGAGCATTTAGCGTTCCAGTACAAGGTAGAGGTCGAGAAGACGATGGGCATACCGCTGCCGCCGTTCGACATGCATGATCCTACCGGCACGACCATCTCGCCGGACCTGCAGAACATGATCGCTTCGGCGGTTGCCATCAAGGTCAACTCGCTGCCCGCGCCAGCGCCGCAGCCTCCGCCTCCTGGTCAGCAGAATCCACAGCAGCAGTCTCAGCAAGAGGATGCAGCCAACGCGCAGGCTGTACAGGCCAAGACAGATCAGGCTACGAAGTCGGCGCAGGCTGGAGAAGCCATGAAGCAGCTCGCGTTCCAGGGCGACGAGAAGCGCAAGAACACGGAAGCGAAGGCAAAGATCAAGCGTGAGGACGCCATCCTCCGCGCTAAGCTGATGCGCGAAGGACACATCAGGAACGCCCATGACATCCAGCTGCCGTCAGATCCTCCTGCCGCCACTCCCCCGACCGGTCAGGCGCTCGCGCCGACTCCCCAGGGTCCACCACCATCTCCTCTAGGTGGTTCCCCCGCGCAGTCCGGTAGTCAGATATAATGTCTGCCATGTCGTCACAGGAAGCACGTAGACTTAGGATGAACGCAAACGCCGCCGCTAAGGGTAACAGGTAGTGGCGGCTCATCCACTCCCAGCGGAGGTTAGAGCAGCACGCTCATACCTGCGTCAGCGCGGCATCCGTACAGAGGACATCAGTCCAAAGACGTTCGCCGGTGCTGCCAAGGAAACCTCCCTTGGGTTCCGTGGTGTGATGAAGTTTCTGGGCAACCAGATGGCTGGCGGACAGAACCAGACAGCAGACATCCACAGCCGTGTGATGGATGAGGCCGGGGATAAGACCGCAAGCGAATTACCAACAGGTGGTCCGTGAGTTTAGAAGCGCAGCTGGCACTACACATCTCCAAGCAGCGTGCGCGCTGCGTGAACGCATGGTCAGGAGGGTTAGAAGACATGTTGTCGTACACGTCTTGGCTTGGCCGGTGGCGCGAGATCGAAGCTCTCGAATCATTCCTAGCTGAACTTAAGCGCAACCGTGGAGAAGATGATGAGCCTATTGACGACAGAATTGCTGCCAGAAAACGAACCGGCGCAGGCATTGGCGCAGACGCTTGGTGACCTACCGCTCGCCCTACGACCAATCAAGTGGTTCGTACTGGTTAGACCACATCGCCCGCGTACAAAGATCGGAAGTATTGCACTCACTCAAGCGGACCAGCAAGCTCAGTCCGTCTTCAATGACGTCGGCCAGATCCTGGCTCTCGGTGGACTTGTGGGTAAGGCTATCACCACATCAGGGCTTAGGTTTGCCGAAGATCCTGATCAGTTAGAAGTCGGCCAGTGGGTCACGTATCCTAAGCACTGCGGCTCCGAGCATGCCCTGAACGACGTGGTCGTAGACGGGGACGGGGTTGCCCAGCTTGACGTGCTCAAGACAATCAAAGAGACCGACGTCCTCGCAATCGTTACCGATCCTTCAAGGCTATGGGTTTGGATCGCTGGGAACTAGACTGGGTGTGGCCCGTCCACCTACTCACCAACGTGTGGGTTGTGTGCGGATCGCGTAACTTCCACGACCGCCAGCGCCTGACGGACGAGCTGGATCGGCTGGCGAACATCCGCAAACCACAGGCAGTGTACTCTGGCGGCTGTCGCGGTCCGGACAGGTATGGCGAGACCTGGGCGGTAGACAACAAGATCCTCGTTGTGAAGGTGCTCGCGGACTGGTCTAAGTACGGCCCGCGTGCTGGCCCGTACCGCAATGAGCAGATGGCGTTGCGCGCGGAAGGGGGAGCTTGTATTTGTTTCTGGGATGGGAAGAGCAGGGGATCGCTGTCGATGATGAATCGCGCCGGGGCGCATGGTCTCTACCTCCATATCGTCCGCGTGTAAGTACCCCTCCTGGCCCGTGCTATGATATAAGCTCACGATCCCCAAGGGATCGGCGTTACAACAAGAACAAAGGACCAGAACACCCAATGGGCAAGTACGATCATTCTTTCAACGACCTGCACACACCGGACACCGTAGAAGGTGCCGCTGTTGACCTCACAAACGAGGCCATTCGTCAGGACGCAACCGGCGCAACCGTCATCAGTGAGTCACCCCGCAATCCCAATGCAGGGAAGGCCGACCAGTTCGGCGACATCGAGCGAGTAGATCGCCCGGACGAAGTCACTGCAGACAACGATACCTTCGTGTTGGACACCAGTGGAAACACTGATGACGCCGACAAAGGAAAAGGCGATGCATTTGAGGAACGCCTCGGACGCGAACGGATACTGAGAGAAGAAGCTGAAGAGCGCAGCCGCAGACTGGAGGCCCAGGTCGGCCAGCTCACACAGCGAGTTGACTTGGAAGATCAGACCCGCGCAGCGGATGCTGAGAACTCTAAGGATCGCACGAAGCTAGAAGCCTTGAGAGCACGGAAGATTAAGGCCAAAGAGGAAGGGGACACGACTGCTGAGGTTGACGTTGACGATCAGATCACTGATGTCAAGGCCAGCATCAAATCACGCACTGACAAGCTGGAGACAGCGCGCGCTGCGGCGAAGCAGACCCCAGCGAAAGCTGCGGTAGTCAATCCGAAGGCGCAGGCCTGGATCACGGCTCACCCGGCATACGGCTCAGACCCTTTGTTCAAAGAGGCTGCACTAGCAGCTGACCAACTCCTCTACAAGATGGGGCACAACCAAAACTCAGACGAGTACTACACCCGCCTGAGCAAGATTTTAGACGAGCGGTTCCACGACAAAGTTAACCCTGAGTATCTGAAGTCAAGGCGCGGCGGCAAGTCCGCAGCCGGTGGTGTCGGTAGCAACGGGGTTCGTGGTGGGAACTCGATGACGGTACAGAACAGCAACCCCAATAAGGTTGTCATCACGTCAGACGAGATCAAGATGCTCCAGACGATGGGGCAAGACACCACAGATCCGAAGGTGCTTCGCGAGTTCGCCCGCAATAAGCAGGCAGATGCACGCAACACGAGGAGTCAGTCATGAGCGTAGATCGTCCAGGATATGTTGAGGTTCCCGAATTCAGTCCGAACGAAGAGATCGACACGGACGACATCGGTGAACTGCAGAACCGCATCAAGCAGCTCCAGCGAGCGCAAGGTGTGCGGTCAGGAAAGGTAAATCAGACCGTGCAATCTCACGAGGTTGACACGGGCGACGATCAGGTTCACGGTAGCGTGGACGTGGTCGAGCAGGAACAGGACTTAGTGAATTGGCGCGACCCAGGAAACCTGGAGATGCCCGCCGCTCGTCCTGGATTCGTTCAGAGATTGGTGCGTACCTCGTTCCGCGTGGGTCAAGACCCACAGAACTGGTCACGCGCTATGCGAGAGGGATGGCAGCCTCGGCCCATGAGTTCGGTGCCGAAGGAAGACTTACCGCCAACCATCACTCACGCGACATTGGGTAGTGTCATAGGCGTGGAGGGTTTGATCCTGTGCGAGATGCCGGTGCGTATTGCCCGACAGCGCGCCAAGTTCTACCGGAATCAGACTGCGGTGCAGACTGAAGCCATCGAACGTGACATACACAAAGAAGAGCGTCAGGGATACGGTGCCATCGTGGCCGACCGACGCAGCAGAGTTAAAACGGGGCGGGGAGCAGACTCAGAAGACTAACATCTGAGTGTCTCCGTCCTTCAACAAAAAGGATAGAGACATGACCAGCACACTTCCGAATAGCCCCTACGGCTTCGTTCCCGTCCGTCACCAGAATGGCGGCGTGATCCGCGCGGCATCGTACACCATCGCGTCAGCCTACGCTTCCACCATCTTCGCAGGAGACCTCGTGTCACTTGCCACAGCTGCTGGTCGCAACATCGTTGTCGCCACCACGTCGCTCTTCATTCGCGGCGTGTTCATGGGCTGCCAGTTCGTTGACTCAGCCGGTAACACCCGGTTCGAGAAGATGTGGACTGCAAACACGGCAATCTTGGCCGGTACTGTCATCACGGCACTCGTGTATGACGACCCGTTGATCGTGTTCAAAGGTATGGTCTCCGGCGTCGGCGCAACTGGCTTCTCAGCCGGTAACGTCAACGAGTACTACGACTTCCTCGGTCAGTCATCTGGCTCGACCCTCACGGGCAAGTCCGCTGAGTACGCGAACTACGCGAACCGCACCAAGACAGCCAACAAAGACGTCGCGTTGTTCCTGTACAACCTGACGGGCAACCCTGGCAACGATCCGGTCAACTACGGCGGCTACACAGAAGCCGAGTTCTTGATCTGCCAGTCCGATCTCATGGCGGTTTGGACGCAGACCCAGGTCTAAGTAACAGCTCAACAAGAAGAGAGAGAAACTAACATGGCAATGAACCGCAGTCTATTCAAGAAGCAGTTGCAGCTCGGCCTGAACACCGTGTTCGGCATGGAGTACAACCGCTATCCCGAAGAGTGGCGCGACATATTCGACATCAATACGTCTGTCAAGGCGTATGAAGAGGATGTGTTGATGGCCGGTCTCGGCACCGCCCCAGTGAAAGCTGAAGGCGCAGGCGTGTCGTTCGACGAAGGCGCAGAGTCCTACGTCGCTCGGTACATACACAACACGGTAGCGTTGGCATTCGCCATCACGCAGGAAGCGGAAGAGGACGGCCTCTACGGTTCAATCGCGGGCAAGTACAGCAAGTCGCTGGCCCGTGGTTTGCAGAACACCAAGGAAGTCACTGGTGCGAACGTCCTGAACAATGGGTTCAGCGCGTCCTATCCGGGCGGCGACGGTGTTGCACTATTCAGCATCTCGCACCCCATCTGGGGCGGCGGCGTGCAAGCGAACATGTTCACGACTCAGCCCGACCTGTGCGAGAGCGCGCTGGAAGCTGCTGACATCGCGATTGGCCTCTGGGTTGACGAGCGCGGCATTCGCATAGCGGCGAAGCCGAAGCGCCTGATCGTCCCGAACGGTAACAAGTACGTTGCACAGCGCTTGCTGTTCAGCGACTTCCGTCCGGCGACTGGCGACAACGACATCAACGCCCTCAAGTCCATCGGGACGTATGCGGGCGGCGTGTCGGTCAACCACTACTTGACGGACCCCATTGGGTGGTACATCAAGACGGACGTGGCAGACGGTCTCAAGCACTTCGTGCGAAAGAAAGTCGAGCGCGGCCTTGAAGGGGAGTTCGAGACAGGAAACATGCGGTACAAGGCGCGCGAGCGTTACAGCTTCGGCTGGTCGGACTACAGGGGCTGCTGGGGAAGCGCGGGAACCTAGGTTCATCTCCACCTGGGAGAGTACGCTGAAGGGGCCGCACATGCGGCCCTTTCTTTTTGCGCTTCACATCTTGCGCTGCGCATATTGTGAAGCGTATACTGGTCGAGATCTGTTGGTAGCTCAGTCTGGTTAGAGTATCCGGTCTGGAACCGGAGGGTCGAAGGTTCAAATCCTTCCCGACAGACCATTTTGTTCGCGAGCGGGGCTGGCATATTGGCAGTGCATCAGTCTTCCAAACTGGGTATCAGGGTTCGATTCCCTGGCTCCGCTCCACTTTTTTCGCCGTGTTGGCTCAGTGGTACAGCAGTGGTTTTGTAAGCCGCCATTCCTCTGTTCGATTCAGAGACACGGCACCGGGTTGGTAATCCAATAGTAGGATCACGGTCTCCAAAACCGTTCATTAAGGTTCGAGTCCTTACCGGCCCGCCATGATATGATAGACGCACTGGGCTGCGGGCAGAGTACCCGGAATTCCCTTGCACGGAGTTAGCCTGCTCGGTTTGAGTCCGAGGCGGTCCACCAGTTCGCCGGGAGACGGTTGGCGTTGCGCATTGAGCGGGCTGAAATAAGTAAGCCTGCCTGGGCCAAGGAGCCCATCGCCTGTGCGGCGAGATAGGGCGGACCTCAACTCCGGGACGGTTCGCGCATGGCGTCCGAAGTGTTGTAGAGCGGCCAACACCTGTGCGCGCGCCGAGTCTTAAGTACATTCCGGGATAGCTCAGCGGTAGAGCGCGCCCCTGTTAATGGCGTGGTCGGTGGTTCGATCCCATCTCTCGGAGCCATTTTCTGGCTCCGTTCATGTAACGTGAACAGCGCCGGTAGCTGAACAAGCGGGGCTGGCCCCGGCTCCGCTCCATCTCGCCGGGTTGGCTCAGTGGCACAGCAGCAGTTTTGTAAACTGCCATTCCTCTGTTCGATTCAGAGACCCGGCACCGAACCTTTTGTGCTACACTCCTGGCATGACACCCGAGCCCAAGATCTGCGTGCTTATTCCCGCGTTCAACGAAGAGCGGGTCATTGAAGGCACGATAGCATCCCTGCGTGCTGCAGGCTTCAATCGCAGCGACATCTACGTTGTGGACGACATGTCGTCAGATGCTACGGCGGCGCTCGCGCGCGCCAAGGGCGTCACCGTCTACACCGTGCCCGAGAAGGGCGGATGCAAAGCGCACGCTCAGAACTACGGGCTGGCACACTTCAGGCTTCAGGACCGCTACCAGTGGGTGGTGTTCGTGGACGCGGACTCCCAGGTGGAGTCGCAGTTTCTCAACGTCATGTATGAGGCGGCAGAGCAGAACCCTGACGCCGCGCTGCTCATCGGTCAGGTGAAGTCTGCCAAGAGCAACCACATCTGGGGCGCTCTGCGGGCGTATGAGTACACCTTCTCGCACGAGGTCATCAAGGGCGGGCAGGCCAACTTCAACATGATCACGGTCTCACCGGGCTGTGCCTCGATGTACCGGCTGTCAGAGCTGATGAAGCTGAACATCGATGCGGGCACGCTCGCTGAAGATATGGACCTCACCCTCCAGGTGCATCGCATGCAGGGCAAGATCAAGTATATCCACGGGGCAGGGGTCATCACTCAAGACCCGAGCACGTTCGAGGACTTCATGAAGCAGAACATGCGGTGGAACCGTGGCTTCTGGCAGATTGTCCTCAAGCACAAGACGTTTTCTCTAGCGCCCAAGCGCCCAGTGGACTGGTACATGATGTACCTCGTGCTAGACACCTTGCTGCTCAATCGTTTCTTTACGCTGCCACTTCTCTGCTGGGCGTTCCCCATCAAGTGGGTAGCGCTGGGCGTCTTGGTTGATCTGGCGTGCTACCTGGGCGTCGGCGTGATGATCGCGCTCAAGACCAAGCGATGGGATGTGCTGTGCAAAGTTCCGGTGTTTTACTGGCTGTCTTACCTGAACACGTTCGCGTTCCTGAGAAGCTTTGTAGAGATCATCCTGCTCCGCAAAACCATCTTGACATGGAATAAGGTTCAGCGCTATAATTTCGATTCAATTGTCCCATCAACTTAAGGAAATGATGTTCATGAAACAGATAGCTTTTGCAGTCGTAGCGATCCTCGCCTCGTCTGCTGCGTTCGCTGACGGCCCTCTCGCATACCCAGGTTCGAGTTGGGGTGCTGTGATCGCTCCGAGTAGCGTGATGCAGAACACGCCCGAGACTGGCAACGTGCTGTACATCGGCAAGATCACCCAGGGCATTGACTGGTTCAAGGTCCATAACTTCACGTTCGACACGTATGGCAGCGTCACTCTCAGCGACGACCGAAACCATCTGTCGTACAACGACAAGGTGATCCCGGCGTTCGGCGCGCGCATCGACCGGCACTTCAGTAACGGTATCGTGACCGTAGGTGTTGAGGCAGTGGACGAGCACCATTGGGGTGACGGATGGGACGGACGCTCCGTAGTGACCGGCTCAACTCCAGGCATGAATGGCTTCGGCATGCAGGCGTACATTAGCTACTGGGTTGGCTGGAACCTCAAGGGGAATTGAGATGTACCTTCCGCTCAACTCGTTCATCGTCAACGTCGTCCTTCGCTGGCCGATACTCGCCGCCGTCATTGCTGTCGGTGGCGCGTGTTACACAGCCTTCAGGGTCTAGCATGAAGATGTTCCTCGATGTAGTCACAAACCTCGCATCATCTCCTGGGATGATCGGGGTCTGCATGCGATGGCCCGCATTGATCCCGGTCGCGATAGCGGTATTTATGGTGTACCACCTATGAACTATCTGCACTGGTTTCAGCAACTCGGCATCTGCGTCCCCGGCGTGATAGCTATCTGGCTGGCGATGGGGCGAGCACCTAAGTGGGCACCCATCTTCGGCCTCGCCAGCGAGCCGTTCTGGTTATGGACTGCCATCGAGCATTCCCAGTGGGGCATCATTGCGCTGTGCGTCCTGTACACCGCCAGCTGGGCTCGCGGCATCAAGACGCATTGGATGAAGCCGACGTGTCAGATGTCGAACTGCGCGGATCGCGGCAAGCATCCTGCTGACGCCGATCACCAGTACGCAGACGAGTGGGATGGTGTGCTGGGACGCCCAGGGCCGCTGCCGGTAGACTGGTCGATGCGCCAAGGTGCGCGGCTTGACAGCCCAGATCCTTCCATGCTCGAACCGCGTGACTTCGATACAGCTACCTGCACCGCGAAGGTTCGGTATGTGCACGAGCAGCCGCAAGACTTTATGGAGGAGACATCGTCATGATAGACCGTGATACCAAACCCAAGACGACTGTTGGCCGCTGGAAGCTAGGAGGCCAGCGCTACGAGGCGAAGGAACTCGCCGCAATCAAACGTGAGCAACCCGGCTGGCGCAATGGCGCAAAGGTAGTGAAGAAATGACATCCATAACTGAATCTCAGGCAGCTCTACGCAAACGCAATGAAGATGAAGATCTCTCTGACCAGGGGTCCGACAACGGCAACTTGCCTGTTAACCTCATGTCCAAGCGTGAGTGGATCGCTGGTCAAGCTCTGATCGGGCTCTTGGCAGATGCAGCTGCGCGCGACGCACCACTCAAGTTCGCTGCAGCTGCCGTGACTCTCGCCGACGCCTTACTGATTGAGTTGGCTCGATAATGGATAGAAAAAGGCCCTTTTCTATACAGGTGGTGACAGACACGTATACGTCCGCGGACAATGGAGGAGCGTCTACGTGACCAGAAATAGGGCTGCCAGGGACGCGCGCTACCGCGCCGCGCATCCTCTCAGGCGCTTGAGGGCTCAGCGCAAATACCGCAGCACCCCAGCGTACCGCGCGAGGCGCAACGCTCAGATGGCGGTACAGCGCAAGCTGAAGCCGGAGCAGTTCAGGGCTGCATACGCCCGGTGGGCAGCTCGGCATGGACAGGTGAGGAACGCGCGGCGTCGGCGAGGAGCCACCGCTAAACACATGACCCCCATCCGGCACCCCGCTTTTCGCGCCGGGTTACTTGAGAGGATGTATGGCTAAACGCACCAGAATCAAAGACACAGACCAGCACCATACCCAGGACGTCGGCGTCCGCGCGCGCCCAGTCCTGGTAGGTCGGCCCCCAGTCATCCTGGCTACCCTGGTGGAGCGGGCTGCAGAGCTGACCGCGCTGCGCAGCTACAACGCTGGCATAGAGGATCGCGGCGGGCACAAGTACGGGAAGGGTAAATTCGCGGAGCGCATCCTTGCGCTCGAAAAGGAGTACCTTGCACATGAGAACACGTAGACTCAGAGCGGCCATCGGTGGCGTCACCGTTACCCCTCGATGGGATGAATCAACCATTACGATTCAGGACTGGGCTGAGCACAAGGAAGTGAAGTGGTGCTTGTGATCCGCGACCCTGGTGCGCTGCGATACCTGCGCCAGAAGCTCGATGAGATCGAGGCAGGATGGAAGGCACAGCTCTACCCAGGGGCTTAGCGCTCCCTGGCTGGGGGTGATCGCTCCCAACCTGGGTACGCCGCGCCTGGGGCTTCCTGGGCGTGTTAGAATAAGGATCAACCAAGGAGCCATCACACATGTCCGGTAGAGCAATGAAAGACGAGCGGCGCGGCAACACAGCCGGTGCTGCCAAGAACGGCGTCAAGCCTGCCAGCTCGGTGAGCGGCGGCAAGTCGTACAGCGGTGAAGGTTCGGCGGCGGCGGAAGCGCGCGCTGGCGGCGGCAAGGGCAAGAAGGGCACCAGTGGCTCCGAGATCCTCGATTACCAATCAGCTGACAAGCGGTAATGCGCAAGGGCGCTGACGGGTTTCTGGCGGCGGATACGAGCGGCTGGTAACGTGCGTTGGTTCGTGCCGTGCACGGCTACTATCCTGGTACTCACCGGATGTGGAGGCTCAAGCACTCCAGCCACGCCTGCCCCTCCGGTCGTAACATCGCCCCCGCACGTTATCCTTCCGCCTGTTATCGTGCCTCCTGTGGTCATCCCACCAGTAGTCATCCCTCCGGTCGTTGTTCCCATTGTCGTCATCCCTCCTGTAGTCACCCTGCCCGCGCCTACGACCGGCGTCATGACGGTAGCCTGGGCGGACCCAACTATGAACACGGACGGCTCGGCACTCGCGAACCTCGCCGGGGTGAGGATTTATCTCGACTCCGTCACCGTGGTATCCCTTGGGCTCGGCCAGCTCCTCTACGAGTTCACCGATATCCCGCTGGGCAATCACTGCATCGCGATGGTCTCCTTCAACTCTCTGGGCGTCGAAAGCGCTCTAACCCCTGCCGTTTGTAAGGCCGTGGTGTAGTGAGTTTCAACTAAGGTTTGAGTAATATCAGTGGCCTGCAGCTATGTGCGGTAAACCACAGACCAATCAGCGCATACTGGTTGAGAGGTACACATTAATGAAAAACACTGTCAGAATAGCCGCTGCATTAGTTCTCTTGTGCGCTGGGTCAGCCTTCGCACAGGTTCCTCCAACGCTGGACAACACCGGCACCGGAAACGTCGCGAGCGGCAACGTGTTTGGCAACAACAATACAGCTACCAGCACCAGCACCAGCACGACCACGGTCAATGGCCTGGGATCAGGTAACGGCGCAGTCATCCAGGGCGGCGCAGCGCAGTCTAGCTCTGTAGCTCAGGGTGGTGTAGCTCAGGGTGGTACAGGTGGCGATGCTAAGGCAGTCGCTGAAGGCGGCAAAGGCGGCTCAGCGGTCAACAACGGCGTGACCCAGACTGGCTCGAACTTCACGTCCCCTCGGCTCGCCATGACGGCCATCGCAGGTTACGGTCAGACGACAGCGTCTTGCCGGTTCACGGACGGCGCTGGCCTACAGCTCCTGATCGCGGGCGGATCGTTCGGCAAGTCCAGGAAGGACGATGACTGCGCGAAGCTCGAACTAGTCAAATTCTTCTGCGAGTCAAATGCTCCTCTGGCTGCCCAGTCAGTAGCGTGCGACATCTCGTTCGTGAAGAAAACTCTAGGCGACAACTGTGGGCAGGCACTCGAAGACATGTGTGTAGTTCCAGACGTGGTGGCGGTCCCAACTGGTGACTTCGTCACGCACAAAGAGATGATCGACATCGAACAGCGTCAGCTCGTGAAGCAGCTGAGTAAATAATAGAGGCACCTATGGATTTAATTTCTGTCATAGTATCTTTCGTCGTTGGTTCCGTCGTCGGCGCAACCGTTGGGTACACTTGGCTGCATAAGCAGCTCGCATCTGCCCAGGCGGACCTCAACTCTGTCGTGACGAAGTTCGCTCCGGCAGTCGTAGCAGCTCACGTACCTGCGGCCCCAGTTGTTGCCTCACCGGCAGCAGTCCTCGCGGCAGTCGCAGCATCAAAGGTGGTGTAACATGAAAAGTTTTTTCGCTATGCTCGTTGGTCTGACTCTGTCTGCTGGATTCCTCGCGGCTCCTGCGGTAGCAGACGTCAGTGTTGGTATCGACCTGGGACTGCCGTGCGGTGTGTATGTTGGCCCGGTCGGTTTCTACAATGGAGACTGCGGCTACTGGACTGGTAACGGATGGGATCGAGAGTGGTACGGCTACGGTCACGGCGGCTACGGGCATGGTCACTGGAATCACGGCGACCGTGGTCATGGTGGCTGGCATCGCGGCGGACACAGTCATGGGGATCGGCGCTAATGATTGACGCTCACTGGATTTGTCTGATCCTGGCGCTGGTGTGCATGATCATCTCGATCAAGCCTCCCGCAACGTGGAGCATAAACTGGATGACGGCATCCTTCTCATTCTTGATACTGGCTTGGCTGGTTGGAATTGGAGCCTTTCACGGCACGCACTAATATGGGCATCAGTATCGGACTCATCTTACTCATCATCATCATCGTGATTGTGGTGAGATAAAAAAATGCCCCGGAGTGACCAGGGCCTAAGTCTTCCAGCGGGGTAGGAGCGGACCCGGCTGGGCTGCGCGACATCGCGCAATGCGAGTATTCTACCTCCTCGGCATCTCAGTTGCAACCACTACTGACTTGGCCGCACCCTCAGGGATCGGCGTTACCTTCACACCCATCATCTTGTTCAGCGCAACCACCAGCGGGTTGATCTTCCCGGCGAACTCAGACTTCAGCCCGAGCCATGGATTCTTCACAGGATCTTGAGAGACCTCATCCATTGCTGCCTGGGACATCATTGCCCATATCGCGGCGCGCTGCAAGGACACCTGCTGTGCCATGATTGCTATCATAGCCGTCAGTGAATCGACCAGCGCCTGCAGGTCTCGCCCCGCCTGCTCGGCCTGTTCCATCCTGCGTTGTGCTTCGGCGATGTTCATGCTTGCACCACATGCAGTAGCCGTGAACGCCAGAAGTTCAGGCGGTATGCCTTGCGCTCGTGATGGCGCATGTAGTGTGGCTGCCAGCTCTCCAGGAGCTTGATCGCCTCGGGGTACTTGCCGACTCGCGCCAGCTCTACCGCATCGCTCTCGACGTTGATCGAGCCCAGTCCATGCGCCGGTACGAGACCGCGCCCTTGCTTTGGTGTCATACCCATCTCCTTCAGTCGTTCGATCTCTCGCCCGTGGGTGCGCGCGCTGACGCCGCTATGGCGCTTCGTCTGGATGCCACGGAAGCCTTTGAAGTTGCCAGCTCGGATGCGTGAGAACAGGGTCTCGTTCCACATCTCCGCGAGCGCGTTCGGGTACTTGGGTTTGGGTGGGACCAGATCAGCAAGCGTGCCTTCTACCAGCTCCGGCTGGATAGCCATACCATCGTCGTCGGCAACTTGCCGCTCGATAGCTGCGTCGGTCACGCCGGGTGGAAGGTTACTGAGCTTCATAGGTGGTACTCCAGATAGATAAACCATGCAGCCAGTATAGCAAGCTGCGGGGATGCGAGCGTGAGCCAGTCTCTCCAGGTCATCGAGGGTCCGCCCCGTAGTAGAGCAGCTCGCCCGGAAGAGCCTTAGAGAACGGGTCCGTGTACCAGCGCTTCAGGGCAGCGAATAGTCCTGGCTGGAACTGTACCTGGAGCAGGCACAGGGTTGAATTACACAGGCGGTCGTAGATGAACTGCTGGACAGCAATCCCTCTGCCGGAGGTCTCGACCTCCGTATCAGCCGTAGAACCAAATACGATTAGGGTTAGCATTACTTTCTCCAGGGCAGGATCATCTCGGACAGGGTACGTGCCTCGAACCTGAGACGGGTGCGGATCGTCATCTCAGGGGGAGGTTCCTCGAACACTACCTTGGTAGGCAGATCGACTGGCGGCGGCAGGACTCGCTCCACCGGGCACCACATCTCGACGTAGTGGACCATATCGCCTGCGGCGTTCTTACGGTGCCGCTCCTGGACCTTCATGCCATGAGTTACGTTGCGCGCTGTCACTTGATAAGCTTCCCGAACTTCTCGCGCAGGCGCGCGGCCTCCGCGTTGCGGCGGGCGACAACCTCGTCCTCGGTCTCAGAGATGCCATTGCGCTCGCGGCGCGTGCTGCCGCTGCTGGTAGGTGTGCGCTCCAGGCGCTCGATGGCTTCGCGACGCAGTGTGTCTTTGTGTTTCATGATGTGGCCTTCTTCAGCTTCTTCAGCTTCTTCTGCAGGATGGCGGGGGGAGCGTACACCCGAGCAACACAGAGCTTTCCCTGTAGCGACGCGCGAGCGCGGTCAGAGTTGATCGGCCCGGTGTAACGGATGCGTACACCAGTGATCGGGATCTTCCAGAACATCCAGCTGAACATTTTATTTCTCCTGTCGGTCGTAGTATTTCTTGGCGGCGGTTCTCGCGCGCTCCTCGCGTGCGGATTCAGCGTCCTGGCGGTACTTGATTGACTCTGACTCGGCCTGATCCAGGTCGCGGAAGGCGTCAGCGAGGGTCATCAGGGGAGCCTCAAAATCTATGGTGTTCATGCGATCCTCCTCACGACTGCCTTGAAGTTCTTGGCGTCTACTACGTAGGGGTTGCCCTTTCCTCCTGCAACCGCCACGACTACGTGGTTCGCGAAGGCTAGGTACTTGAGCACGGTGCCGGTGGCCTCGACCCATTCGACTCCGTTGCGCCCTATGCCGTTGGTCCGCATGAAGCGCACGCGGTCACCGGCGTTGAGGTCTTGGAAGGTGTTCATGAGCGCTGGCCCGCTTTGATCTGTTCACAGCTGATCTCCAGGCGCTTCGACTTGCGGCCATCTTTTAAGCCGAAGTGGTAAGCCTCTGCACAGGCGTCCTGTACAGCGTAGCGCTCGCGCATGCGTTTAAATACCGCGCGGGCCTCAATCCAGAGTTTGGAACCTACCGGGGCGAACCCGGTGAGGACGATAGCAGCCTGACCCTGAGTCATCTGCTCGGCGCAGTGTTCGCTGCGCCCGGTTTCAAAAGCGCTCTTCATTGGCATAGCCTCCAAGCTGTTGAGATTCGATTATACTCTATTCGACCTTCGCGATCAACCCGCCCTTCATCGTGATGCGAGCGAACCATTCGCGACCCGTGCCTGTGATGTGCGGGCGGTGCGCCACCGTCAGTACGCCGTCAGAGCGGTACTCGGTACCGAACATCGAGGTTTCGCGGTAGCGCAGGGGCTCGCCCGTGTGGGACTTGCAGAGCTTCTTGGTGTCGTACATTGCGAGTAGCATGATGATCTCCTAGTTGGAGGTTGGATTGTACAGGGTTGGTTGCTGGGTGTCAATCTATTCGCATACCGCGCTTCGGTGCCAGCATCTTCCCTGAGCCCTGGCACTTGAAGCAGCGACCGCAGGGATGGTTGCCAGTGCCTTTGCACCGGCTGCAGGGAATCATACGCGGACCAGGGGAGAAGGCATTGCCAGCCGCTACCTGATGCACCGGCCCCAGGGGATCTCCTCGCAGATCCCCCAGGTTCTCTAGGTCCGAGAAGTCAGGGTTGCCTGGGTCCTTCATGACGCAGCCCTCTCCAGTTCGGCTTTCGCCCCCTCAGTGATGCCCAGGGTGCGGCCCGCAGCCCTGAACCGCCTGACGGCCCTGTCAAGCGGGTACGGGTCAGACTTGTGCAGCAGCGGCGTGATGAACTTGGCCTCGTCCAGGCGCGGCGTCAGTACGATCACACCGGATGACTCAATCACGAGGATGTGCAGGCGGGTGCGACCCGCGCGGTATAGGCAGCAGGCAAGCTGCCCAGTCTCGCCTGGAGTGAAGTAGCGACCGACATTATACTCGCTCACTGGAACCACCGGCTCTGCCCATTCGAGCAGCCGCAGTCCGAGCCGTCCATGTGGTTGTCCTGCCACTGGCGCAGGGCGTCCTGGTACTCAGTGCAGGCGAGAGTCACCTGCTCGTCTGTGCGGGGTGTGCCGCGCTTGTTCGCGCGCAGGTATGCCGCGCGAGCTTCGAGCTTGGCCGCAGCCTCCAGGATGCGCTTGCGCTTGTAGTCGTCGAAGTTGTAGATCTTGGCGCTCATACTTTCCTCGTTTCAAATGACCATTCGGGGTTCAATCGGGTTGCCTCAGCGACCGCAGCATCAGCCTGTGCCTCGCTGTCGAAGAAGGTCGCATATATCAGGTTGCCGACGCAGCTGCCTGACTGGAGGTCCATCGGCGACCAGCGCTTCGCACCAGGGTACTTACCGTACACCCGGAAGAACGTCTCGCCGTACATCTCTACTGCGTTCATGCCTGCACCACGAAGCGTTCCACCTTGAGGTAGAACGGTGCTGTGGGTGTGCGTCCCATGTTATTTGATCTCCAGTGAGTTGAGAATTTCCATCACCTGTCTGTCGCGCTGCGCGCTGTTGCCTTTGAGGCCAGCGTCCAGCCTGTTACACCAGGAGTATATGGACTCGATCACATCGGCGAGGTTGCGTTTACCCAGGCGCTTGAAGCTCAGCTGCGCGTCGTCCAGGTTGAAGATCAGCCCGAGCGCTTCCTCGGTGCTGTCTACCTTGTGTTCCTCGTCGCCGTCACTGATGTGCGTGAGCGCCCAGCCCTGTTTGGCTGCGCTGTCGATCAAGCGACGAACTACGAGCATATCTACCAGTTGGCGTGCTGCGACTGACATTATTTGACTCCTGCGATTTTAAGGATGAGTTTGAAGAAGGTCGCGTCGATTCGTGCGACCAGGGCGTTGAGTGAGCGAAGGGAGTTGCGTGACATGTGACCTCCAGGTGACGTTCGGGATTATACGCGCTCTCGGGAGTCGTGTCAAACTACCCGTAGACTGCCATGTCGCCGACACCGTCCACCGAGCCAGACACAGCAAGAACGAACAGCACCGTGAGCACAGCTACCAGCGCCCAGTAGAGGACTTCCTTTGTGCGGGCGCTCATATGCCACCGTAGATGGCCTTGCGGGCGCGGTAGAAGAGATTCCAGACCACGTTGCCGGTGTAGTAGTAGCCCTTGGTGTCGAGCCAGTACACGAGCGCGCGGACCTTCTTGGATACTGTGTAGACGTTCATGAGCGTGTGACCTTGGCGACTGCTGTGCCGCCGTAGATGATTGACTTCTTCGACTTGCTGTCGAAGGCTTTCTTTCCCATGCGGGTGGCGAGCGCCACCAGATCGATCTCCAGGTATACCTCGATGCGGACCATCGACTTCGAGTCGCGGTCGTAGGCGTGGGTCGTGATCGTTGCTGTCGTGTTGCGGTCCATGTGATCCTCCTAGTGATGCGAGGATTGTACAGAGCGGCGGGCACCGCGTCAAATCGTGGTATTATGGAAAGCAGAACACAAACCAAATCATGGTAGTTTCCATGCTGCAGTTCCCCGGCAGTCTACGGGCATAAATACTAAGGAATTCAAATGGTTACTCCCTTCAACGGTTCATTCACGTACCCGCAGCATCGTATATCCGTCACGGACAACCTTCGCGCGGGCAACGCAGTCTCGGCTGCCGGACAGCTCAACGGCGTCCCGGTAGCACTCAAGCAGTTCGAAGGTCTCGGCAACCCGGCAGTGGTCGCAGCCAGCATGCTGATCACGGCAGGCGTAGCGGTAATGACCGCAGGCGTCGCGAATCCTATGACAGCGGCCTCGGCGAACGGCATCACGATCACAGGCGGCGTGGCAACTCTCGACTTCCCGCGCAACGTCACAGTGACATCTGACGGCACGGACACCACGACCCTCCTGGTCCAGGGCACAGATTACTACGGCGCAGCGATGAGCGAACTCATCACCCTGACCGGCACAGGCTCAGACATCGACGCCGGGAAGAAAGCGTTCTACACGGTCCACAGCGTCACAGCGACGGCGACCACAAGCGGCAACATCGGCGTCAGCCTCGGCACAGTCCTTGGCTTGAGCTTCGCCTTACTCCCAGGCTCACTTCTGGTAGGAAGCAAGATGGTATCCGGCACAGTCTCAGCTGACGCTGGCACAGTGGTCCAGGCAGATGCGACCTCACCGGCTACGAACATCACGGGCGACGTCCGTGGCACGTACTCACCGGCAGGCACGCTCGCGCGGGCAACGACGACCTTCTATACGGAGTACCAGACCCTCGGCGGTCCGCTCAACACGAATGCGTTCGGAGTGACCCAGGCATAAGGAAGCGACAGGCAGAGTGGATACGTAGATCATTGCGCTCACTTTTGCGACGGTTAGAGTCAGGAATGTATCGGTTTCGTGCCCGTTCATATCGGGTTTAGTCGTAAACGTGCATGTACCTGTGGAATCAATGACTTACAAACTCAGCAGCGATTGCTGACAGTGGAGAGAAACATGGTCGATACATTAGTCCCAGCAGCAGCAAATGTTCCTTACGTGGCAGCAGCGCAGCCGACCCTCGGCGAGGCGCAGTTGGTCGCGGCATCACCCGCAGTGGTTGTGGTCCCCGACCCAGTGGCAGCGCCATCGCCGCCGCTAACTCCTGAGAACCTCCTGGTTCGCATCGAGTTGATAGAGAAGCACTTGGGCATGGACATCGAGGCACAGGCGAAGAAAGTCTGGGCGTGGATTAAGGCCAAGATCTAATGCGTCGCCTGCACCTAATCGCTTCACCTATATCGGTGAATGCGGCAGGTATTGCGGTCGGAGCCGCCCCGGTTGCGGGCGTGCCCATGACCCTGGTCACAGCTGCGGGCGTCATTATGCCTCAGCCCGCTGGTCAGACCTTCGTCACGGCGAACCCTGTGCTCTTCACCCCGAATGACGTATCGACCATCGGTACGGTCACGGTCACAGGCACGGACCGCTCTGGGAATAAGATCCAAGAGGTCATCCCTGCGGTGACGGCTCAGGGTGCTACAGCGTTCAAGACGAAAGCGCTCTTCAACACGGTTACCGCCATCGTCACATCAGGCGGGTCGGCTGGCGCGACCATAGCGCTCACCCAGGTCCAGACCGGCTCACCGGCGCTGTACCTCGGCACGATCACAGGCTTCGCAGGCTTGGTAGGCGAGTCTGTCATCTTCTCAGGCTTCCTCAATGCCGCGAACAACGGCACGTTCACGGTCACCGCTGCCACATCGGCACACATCGGCGTGGTCAACGCGAGCGCTGTCAACGAGACACCGCAGACGACCTTCGCCACAGTCACTGGCGTCACAGCTGCCACACCTACTGCTGGCAAAGCAGACTACGCCGGGACATTCACGGGCGGCGCGGCTGGTGCATTCAACGGTGGCACGATCACGATCACAGGCTTTGCCAACCCAGGCAACAACGGCACGTTCACGATCCTGACCTCGACAGCGACGGACATCGTGGTCGCGAACAACAACGCTGTCACAGAAGCTGATCCCCTGGTGCTCGCGGCGACCGCAGTCGTGGCAGCGGGTAGCATCAACACGTACACCGGCACCTTCACAGGTGGCGCGGCTGGCGCGTTCAACGGCTCGACCGTGGTCATCACAGGCTTCTCGACAGCTGCCAACAACGGCACGTTCGTGGTCGTTTCTTCCACGGCTACGATCATCACAGTCGTAAAGGTGGGCGGGCACACGGAAGCGGGGCAGACAGCGTCCTTCACCTGGACACCGTCCATCGTCTCGTCCGGCACTCCCCAGGTTGTCATCGGCGGCGGGTTCACACTCGAAGCTGGCTGGGATACGATCAACTACTCACCGTGGTTGCAGGCTGGCTACCGGCGTGCATCGGCCTCGGCCATCGTGCTCGCGGCTGGAAACTACAACCTCGCGGTCACTGACCAGAACTTCCTCGACCCGTATGCGTACACCGGAATCGAATATCCGCCTGACGTGTATCAGTCCGGTGCTATCTGGCCTCTCCTTCCTGGCTCGATCAACCAAGTCGGCTACGAGGATGACGGCACGTACACGGGCAGCACGCTCGCGTCCAATGCTCTCTCACTCGCGGCTCCTGGCACCACGGCCCTCACGGTGGGCTATGTGTCTCCAGTACCGTCCATGCACTTCGCCTATCGCATCATTACGACAACTGCCACAGTGCAGCTCGATGTGAACGTGGAGCGCGCATAGTGTGGCAGCGACTACCCCGACCGTTAGTGGTACTTATGGCTTCGCTCCCGAAGTTGCAGAGCTGGTATCAGAGGCTGTTGAACGCTGCGGTATAAACCCGGCGAGCATGGACTCCGAGCACATCACATCCGTGCGACGCTCGATCAACTTCATGTTCGCCTACTGGACGTCACGCGGCTTCAAGCAGCCCTGGATGACGACCTATAGCGTCACGCTCGCGCAGGGACAGATCCAGATCCCTCTCATCAACCCGGCCATCGACGTGTTTCACGCCTATCTCACGCGGGATGGGTACGACGTTGAGATGTATCCCATTGCCCGTACCGACTACGAGGCGATCCCGAACAAGACGCAGCAAGGGCGTCCTACCATGTTCTGGGTCAATCATCAGACTGACAACAACAACGGATCTCCGGTCGTCTACCTATGGCAGGCGTCGCAGAACAGCACGGACATCTGGAACGCCAGCGTGTTCAACCGTGCTCAGGATGCAGGCGCTGCGAACAACGTGCTCTTCATTCCCTACGCTTGGTACGAGGCGGCAGCAGCTGGCATCGCGGCCAAGTTCTCACAGAAGTGGCGACCCGAGCGCTATGAGGCGCTGAAGGCAGAAGCTGAGATGGTGTTCAAGGTGGCGATGGACTCGACGCGCGAGAAGGCCAACACGCGCATCCGGCACCGCACGAACGGCTGGGGCTTCCGGTAATGGCATACGCACGCGACAAAAATGCAATAGCTATCTGCGACCGCAGCGGACAGAAGATGCTGCGCGCCGATATGATCGAGGACGGCTACCTGCGCGGCATGATGGTGCACCCTGAGTGGTATGACGGTCCGCAGCAGCAAGAGGAGCCGTTCGACCCTGAAGAGGGTATTGCGATCTACAAGCCTCGCCCTGACAACGTGCAGCCCATGCCTTACTCGCCGGTGCTCACTGGCTCACTCAGCGGCTCGCATGCGGTGCTCAACTGGACGCAGCAGGACACTCCCTGGGGCACCCTCAAGAACTGGTATGTGTGGCGGCAGCTCCCAGGCATGGGCTACATCCGAATCGCGACGGTCAATCCGATCATCCCTGTCGATATCTTCGTGCAGCTGCCGGACTTGATAGGCCGCGAGGAGGGCACAGTCCCAGTCGTATCTGGGCTCACGTACACAGACACCAGCTGGGTGTCAGGCTCGAACTACTACGTCACCGGCATATGGTGGGGGCAGAACAGCGGCTTGACGCTCTCGCCTCCATCGAACATCGTCAATGTCACGCAGCCGCCATTGGTGTTGACTGCTGGCTTTGTCATCTTCGACCCGTACTATGGCTTCGTGGACGGCTACGGCTCACTCGTACCGGCGACGATTGTCGGGCACACGGTCGGCACCCTGTTTTCGGATGACACCGGCTCGCCGTCAGTACTGAACATCACAATCAACAAGCTCGCTGGCGTGTACCCTCCAAAGGCGCTCTTCACGAGCCTCTCGTTCACCGACCAGAACAGCAACGCAGTCCTGGTGCTCAGTTCGGCTGCTTCCTATACGACCTTCGGACTGGGGGCAACCTGGAAGTGGAATCTAGCGCACGCATCACCATTCGCCAATCTCGGCGTCTACAACGTGACGGTGGCATAGCATGACCGGCTTAGCATGGACATACACGACCCTCACGAACGCTGTGCAGACGTGGCTCGATGACACGGACGCCGACTGGGTGAACTCGACGGTGCTTCCGCAGCTGGTCTACCTAGCTGAGAAGCGGGTTACAATAGACTTAGACCTCACGATCTTCGACACCGTGTCGTCTGCCAGCTCGCTAGCAGCCTCGACGACTACAACCATCGTGGCGCGACCTACTGGCCTCATCGTCACAGACGAGGTCGGCTGGCTCAATGCACTGCAGTGGATGCCGTGTGTGCGCCGGGATAAGGCGTGGCTGCACGACTACTTGAACCCGGCCAACGTCGGCCCGCCCAAGTACTTCGCGGAAGTGGACGCATCGAACTGGATGTTCGCTCCATATCCTGACATCACGTACACGATCCGCAGCTGGGGTCCATACGAGCCTACGTCATTGAATGATGGCTCTACGGCTACGTGGCTCAGCACTGAGACACAGGAGCTTCTGTTCCTGGCGATGATCATCGAAGTGTCGCTGCTCTTGAAGAACTCAGCGCGTCTCAACGCGGCGATGCAGGAATACATGACGAAGCTCGAAGGCGAGAAGGTGCGCTTGCGCGCGTACCGCAGAACAGACTTACAGGCGCTCAAGGGCAACGGTCTTGAGATGCCAGACGGCAAAACACCCGGTCAGAACCCGGCACAGGAATAGGTAGATGGTCACATATTCACCAGCATTAGGTCTCACGCTCCAGGATGACGGCTCGAACCCGAACACATGGGGCGACGTCGCGAACGTGGTATTCGGACTGATCGAGCAGGCGATTGCAGGCTATCTCGCTGTGACGATCAGCACTGGTACAATCACGCTGAGCACTACTAACGGCGCGAGCAATCAGGCGCGAAACGCGGTCATACAGTTCAACGGCACTCTCTCGGGCGATGTCATTATCGTCATCCCTAATGAGAACAAGGTATATCTATTCAATAACGCCACATCCGGCGCATTCACTGTGACAGTGCAGACTGCCTCACCTTCAACTGCTCTTGTACTCCCCCAGGGCGGCGTGGCCCTTTGCTACTGCGACGGCTCAAATAACGTCTACTCCGCGAGCGGCGATGCATCGACCTTGGGCGGTATAGTAGCAGCCTTCTACGCTCGGCTCGACACAAGCGTGAACGCTGACACGCCGGGGACAGCTCCAGCCGCTGAGTTCTATAACCAGATGTCGAGCCCGTTCTTCGTTGAGACCTACGCGGGCTCAGTCGCGCTCAACGCTGCGAACGGTAATAGCCAGTACATTGTACTCACCGGCAACCTCACGCTGGGTGTACCGACCAATCCAATCGACGGCCAGTCCATCACGCTCATCCTCGCGCAGGACTCAGGCGGCGGGCATATAACATCGTGGAACGCGGTATTCGCCTTCCCGAACGGCAGCAACACTGTTGACACGTCCGCCAATGGCGTAACAGTCATCAACATGGTGTACAGCTCGCACTTCACCAGCTGGATATGCAAGGTTCCGACCACAGGCTATAACTCGGCATCTGCAGCGTTTGCGATCAACATCGAGCAGAACACATACAGCTTCAACCTGCTTGCTCAGATGGGCGGCACAGTCTCATCGCCGGTGAACGTCACGATCACAGTCGGGCGCGGCGCAATCGTATCCTCGCTCACGCCACTACTGCCCGCGATGGACTTGAGCGGCATGCCATCCGGCTCAGTCATCAACCTCATCAACCTGGGATATATCCAGGGCGCTGGCGGCTATGGCGGCGACGGTGGCTGGCAGATCATGACTGGCAGCGGCGGAGACCAGACTGGCGAAGACGCTCAGGATGGTGGCAACGGTGGCATCGCGGTCCAGTGCTCAGGCTCAGGCACGACCACGAACGTCACGAACGCTGCAGGCTATATCTGGGGCGGTGGCGGTGGCGGTGGCGGCGGTGGCGTAGGCTCAGCGAACTCAGGCGCATCATCTCTCGTTGCCAATGCGGGCGGCGGCGGATGCGGTGCTGGCGGCAACCCTCGCTTCGGCAGGGGCGCACGCGCCATCAACGCAGACACAGGAACGCACTCAGCTATCAGCGGCTTGGTCTCACGGGTAGGCACGACAGCTGCAGCCAATGCCTTCGGCGTCGGCGGAGCGGGCGCAGAGGCAGGCGCAGGAATGGACGGTGGCGACGGTGGCGCTGGTGGCAACTGGGGCTCTGCAGGCACTGCTGGTGGCAGCCCTGCCGGTACGTTCCAGATCGCTGGCGGCGCAGCTGGCACAGCTGGCAATGCCATCGCAAAGAATAGCTCGACGGTCAATGTCATCTCTGGAGGCGGCTCGCCGCACACTATCGGCACGGTCAGTTAAATATGACCTACAGACCAACCAAAGCCTACTCGCAGCTGCACGGTAGGAAGCACCATGACAAGATCCGAAAAGCAGCCTTGGCTATCCTGGGTGCTCTGTGCGCCTACTGTGGTATAGATGACCCAATGATCCTCGTGATAGACCACAGGATGGATGATGGCGCTGCCGAGAGAAAAAACGGCAAGAATCTAGCACAGCAGCTGGTGAAGGGTCTGGTCTCTCCCGCAAACTATCAGGTGCTCTGCCATAACTGTAATTGGCGCAAGGAGTATCTGAGAAGGAGAGGGTAATGGTCGCGCTGGTAGGGTTACAAGGTCCGCTCGGCCAGGGAGCGCTGACACCTGAGACCGATGCGTATGGAGTGAAGACACAGGCATCGCCTCAGCCCAGTGAGGTCATTGCCGCGCCAAAAGCTACTCAGGCAGCATCAGAACCAGCTCCAGCCGCGCCGACTCCAGTACCGAAAGCAGCGGTCGCAATGCCGCAGGCAGCGCCCAAGACTGTGGCATCTACAGTTCCAAAGGTCGCAACTCCAGCGCCACAGACGAATAGCTGGGGCATCGATGTCTCACGCGCTGTGCAAAACTCACCGCAGACGAACGGCTTCGGTATCACTATCGCTCCGAAGGCTGCGTCTCCTATATCCTCACAGACACTGATCGCGGACGCCGGGACTGGCCCCGGTGGCGTATTCAATGCGATGACCACACAGACAGCTGGCGCGCTACAGGCAATGCAAGGACCCACAGCTGGCATCATGAATGGCGGTGCTTGGTCGAACGGCACTGAAGCGAATGCAGCGAAAGCGTTCAATGACCCAACTAACCCGAGCAACGGCGCGACAATCAACTGGGCAAAGGCTCTCCCCGGCGCGCAAGCGTTCGATGCCTCAGCTGCTGGTAAGAGCATCACAGGCAGCCTACAGTCAGGAAACTATACTCAGGCGTTCCAGACCGCAGCAGCCAGCGGTGGGCTCAACTACATGTTGCACGGCGCAACCATTGCCAGTCTCGGCGGTGGCGCGGTCAAGACTGAAGCTCAGTACGATGCATTCTATGCAGCCGCTGCTCCATACATCGCGAAGATGGCAGGACAGGCGTCCTACGGCCAAGGACAGATTGGCGGAGATATGGGCACCGTGTGGGGACAGGACACGTCAACTAGCGCTGACGCAAACTTTGGAGCAGGCGGAGCGCTTGACCTCGCGCGATTCGCATCAAACGACAAGGCATACGAGGCGCAGAATCGCAACGACAACATCGGCCTGGGTGAGTTCGCTCTCTCTGCGGCTGGCATGTTCCTCACAGCTGGCGGAGCTTCTGCAGCCCTCGGCGCTGCTGTAGGCGCTGGCACAGGCGCTGGTGGCGCAGCAGCTGGAGGCGCAATCATCGGTGCTGGAGAAGGCGCAGCTGGCTCAGAACTGAGCGGCGGCAACCCATTGACTGGCGCTCTCACTGGCGCAGTCGGAGGCGCAACATCTGGCTACATGAATAGCGGCGGCGCGCAGGAGATCTCTGATGCGACTGGCGGCTTACTCAACCCAACGACCGCGAAGATAGGTGCCTCCATCTTGAAGGGTGGCGTAACAGGTGGAGTTCAAGGAGCTATACAGGGCGGCATATCGTCTGGCGCGAGCGCTGCACTGGGCTCACTCTCCAGCGGAGTCAGTAACGGATTGGGACTAGGCGGCGCAAGCACTGGTCCTGGATCACTACTTAACACGTTGAAGCAGATCGGTGGCGTCGCTGTACCAGCATTGGCCGGTGGTCTGCCGACAGCGGGCGGACACAACACTGCGTCAGCTACAGCAGCAGAGGCAGGCTTACCAGCATTGACTCCGCAATCAGCGACCGTCACGCCTCTTCAGCAGCACCTGATGCAGCGAAAGGCAGCAGCAGCAACAGCGCAACAGCAGGCTGTCGCACGGGCTGCAAGGGCGCGGCGCTATGCTTAAGCTGCCCTATGAACGGCAAAAGATCGAAGACGATATGCTGCCGATGCAGGTTGCTCCTGGCATCCTGTCAGTACTCGCGGACAACGAAGCTCAGGGACGCTGGAAGCTCGGCAACCTCGTGCGCTTCGCTCCATCATCCGGCCTTGCACAGAAGGTCGGCGGCTGGGTTGACATCACTCCGTATGCGT